CACCTTTTCGTATCCCGAAATATACCGTGGCCAATACAAACGGTACTGCAATGTATTTGAGAAACTCACCGAACATTGTGACCACCGAACATATAGCGCATACCATTCAGGACTCTCGATCCGAAAGCGCCCAGATTACGAGATCCAAAACGCTCAAACAACGCCGTGCTAATAACAGGAGCGGGTACACCCAGATCGACAGCGGCATTAACAGTCCAGCGACCCTCACCGCTATCGGAAACCCCTCCATCGAACTTATCAAGCTCTGTATTGCCCCGAAGTACATCCGCAGTAAGATCCAATAACCAACTGCCAACCACGCTACCGCGACGCCACAACTCAGCAACTTCAGCACAGTCGATATCGTACTGGTAGTTTTCTGGATCAGACATCGGAGCGACTTCTGCATCTCCTTCAGCAACATACTTAGCACCTGCGTTTGCTTCGTGTAGGATATTGAAACCCTCGGCATATGCTTGCATAATACCGTACTCAACACCGTTGTGGACCATCTTTACAAAGTGACCTGCACCAGGACCCCCACAATGCAACCAACCGTGCTCGGCAGAAGTTTCGTAACTTAAAGGATTTGTTCTACCAGCGGAACCGATACCTGGGGCGAGGGCGCGGAAGATAGGAGCGCAGCTGGATACTGCAGTATTTGCACCACCAACCATAAGACAGTATCCACGCTCCAAACCAAAAACACCACCAGAAGTACCGCAGTCAATATATTGGATACCCAACTTTGCCAGACGTTCCGCCCTGCGCCGTGAGTCCTTAAAATTGCTATTACCATTATCAATAATAATATCTCCTTCACTACAAAATTGTAGTAACTCATTGATAGTATCCTCTACTAATTCGGCGGGAACAACCATCATAAAAATTCCTGGTTGCTCTGAATACACAGTCTCACCAGATTTTTCTCCATAAATGGATTTCTTTTCCTTGACTACTTGAACAAGAGTTTCAATAGAAGTGGTACATCCACTGATATAACCCTTTTCAAATTGTTCTTGAGCTTTTTCATAGTTTCTACGATAACCGTGGACTTCGATACCAGCTTTGAGCATACGGCGAGACATCCCTTCGCCCATACGTCCGAGACCAATTACTCCGACTTTCATTGTTTACCTTCCTGTAAAAAATATTCGGGCACGGGACACCCTTTAAAATTGTGAATCTCGTCTACTGCGAGAACGAACATAGTGCAGAACCCGACGCAGAAAGCAAATAACATTTGAGGGAAATTATAATTTCCCATATAAGCAGTGGGATCAGGTTCATCATCGTGAGGATGCATATTCCTCGCGATTTGCTCTATACGTTTTTTTCTTTCTTCATCGGATTCTTTTTTCATTTTACTCCCAATCAGAAGCAGACATAGATTTCACCTCAATGTAATTGATGATTTCATTATAATCATTGTATAATTTGTCACCAGGAATGAATGCATTCCTTTTCTTTTCAAGCGCCTCCAGAATAAGTGTATACTGATAGGCAGTGAAATCCCTCATCTATTTGTCCTTTAATAGTTGTTCGATTTTCCGACGGACAGAAGCAGTTTTGTGCTTCTCGCGTTCGGTATGTTTATAACCGTGTTTGCCAGTGACAATGAAATGTCCCTGACATATCATAGTTATACCAAAAAGGAATAGGGCGATTGTCCCTATCCAATCTATAATGTGATGTTGAGCCACGGTAGTAGCGGGGGTATTACTCCAATGAGCCTGAGGAGACCTTCAGCAAATAAAGCAAGAACGACCCACCCGACACACATAGAAATAATTCCAGCATTACGGTTGTGTCTACGAATTGCATCATCAATCATCTCCTGTACTTGTTCGCGTGTAACGTGTTCGGGAGGTTCGATACCCTTTCCCCAATCTTTAAACATTAATCAACTCCATAGCATTTTGGAGTTCACGAGAATGTTCAAGTTCATCGTTTAAAATTTCCAAGATTTTTTCATCGGGACCATTTAAAGCAAGGTGCTTAGCATATGTCTCTGCTGCGTGTATTTCTACTTCGTAGGAGAGATGGTAAGCGCACACAGGAGCCAACCAGTAATAAACCACATTGATCCAATAATACGCAAGTACGAGGTGTCTGGCGAAAGCGCGATCCACCCAGTGAGCACTACCGCCCCGACTCTCCATATACTCCAGATGTTCTGTTTCATTGAGAGTCTGTGCGAAGTGTTCCTTCATTAAGTATAGATGTTCTGGTCCTCGCAATCCTAGAGATTCTCTTAAATGTAGAACGCTCAAGAACGCAAAATAGGGTGCCCGAGCAATCTCCTCAAGCACCCAAAACCTCGGATAATCTCTTCCTTGATATAGGAAGTCAATAATTGCAACAGTGATGTCTAAGACAACAGCGTTGAGTTTTCTCATTGCACGTGTACCGTACCAATCATACCAGCACCCTTATGGGGACCGCACCAATAAGTATAGTCACCCGCCTCAGGGAATGCAACATCAAACTCCTCACCAGGGAGCATTGCCAGGGCTTCGTGACCTAATTCAGGATGATCCTCAATGATAACGTTATGAGGAGGGAGCATATTATTAACAAAATGCACCGATTCGCCAGCTGAGATAGTAATCTCTGCAGGATCAAACACAAGATTACCATTGGATCCCATTTGTACATCTACTGCCCACGCTGGCATTGCAAAGAACAGCGAAGCAAGGAATGCAAAAATGATTTTCATACAGGGGTAGCAACTACTTTATCTAGTAGCTACTACCTATATGTTAAGTTATGCTACGCCAATTTTGTTGATAAACACATAAACCGTATATTTGTGTCCGCTAGCAGAAGCGGCAACAGTAATAGGTGTGCTGCTCGACTCGTGTTCGCAGACTTGACCTTCAAAATCAATATCTCCAGAACCACCTAAGACCATCACGGTGTCTGAACCACGCTTTAATTCCACGTAGTGTGTATCATCTTGACTATAGATGACTCTACAAATTTCTAATCTCGTAGGAATTTGCACTCTATCAGCAAGACCTTTGCTGGCAACACCACCGAAAGCGGGATCTCCAGATTCTACCTTAACGGTATAGGACAAATCAGTAGCTGTAATGTCAGTGGTGTTTTCGCTCACCACCTTGACAACAGCTTTTGTCTGTGTGTTTTTTAAAACGACCTTTGACATTGTAATTAGCTTTCTTTGTTACTATTTAGATCGGACCATTTGCTGTGAGAGTAGCAACCGTCACGTACACCGTAGGTTCCTTTTTTCTTGATCTCAAAACGTTCGGTGATTTTTCGCAATCCCGCATTCTCCAAATCCTTAAGGATATCCTTAAAGGGGCGCATATTTATAAAATCAGATCTTCTTGTACTATTTATTCCGATAAATAATTTGGGGTATGTACTAAACCAATGAGAAAATTGTTACCCTTTATGATGATACTGATGACCGCTTCAGCAGCAAACGCAGGCGGACTTGTTACTAAGCACGCCTCAAGTGTGCAACTGACTGTTGATGCAGCACGCTCCACCGCCACTCGCGTTGGTTCGAGTTTCAGTATCTCAGGTAGTAACATTGATACTACCGACGGAAGTACTGCAGGTACAGTTTCTGCTGGTACTATCACCTCTGGTGTATACAATCCTGGCACAATCGCTGCGACGCAAGACACTGCTGGTGCAGCATTTAGTTTCAGTCAATCTTATACACAAGGCGACGCATTACCAACTAGTGCAGCTACTGTAGGAGCTATTCCTAACTTCGGTTCGGTTACTTCTTACACAGCTGGAACTGCTGGTTCCTTAGCAGGTACTGTCACAAGCGCAGGCGTTATTACCGTGACGGCTGGCGGAGCTGGATCTAGTGCTATCGGACAATTTGTGTCTGAGGTCACTGTCATTGATTGAGGAATCTCGCGATGACTTTTGGAAAGACGATAATCTCGTGTGTGCTGTTTGCGGTGGGTGCAAGTGCCATACTTGCTCCTGCCCAGGCGGTCCCCGTGGTGCCAAACTTCACCCAGGGCTCGATGACGAGCCACACAGAGACAACACAAACGATAACGGAAACCATAAATTCTATGGATTATTCCACAGGTTATCAATATTCTGCAACAGGTTCAGGAGTAACCGCTAGCGGCAATTTGTCGCCTTCTGTATCTGAAACTAATGTAACTATTAACGGAGTGAGTTCAAAATGGACGGGCGTGAATTCAAAACCATCGTTCACCCAAACGACACCAGGAGCAGCGTTCCAATTCACGGAAACGCTTTCTTCTCCAGGTTTACAAAATCACACGATCATCCAAAGGGTGACCGAGGTTACAAGCGTAACCGATACTACAAGTATTTTCTCCCAGTAATATGTCTAACAAATCTTGCGACTGCCCCTGCCACTCTGGCGGAGACTGTAGGGGGTGTAAGTGCAACAGCATCTCCAATCGCGAATAGCTCAGGCTCAGTTACCAACCAAGCTATTCAGGTTTTACAAGGCCCATATATTACTAACACATATGGCGGTGGTATTCAGTGTCAAGGTCCTACTAGGAACTTCACCCCTTATGTAACAGGAACTGCGTCTGCATCTAAACCATACGAACCATATTATATGGATCCCGTATACGATGTCACCGATAACTTCGGTGCCTTCGATGATGACGGGAACCCAATGGGGGATGGAATTTTAGACAATCCTGGGGACATTATCTTCGAGAAAAAAACTAGAACTGGTCAGAAAGATAACTACAGTCTAGGTATTGGTTTCTCTATGACGTGGAGTACACCTACCGACAAAAGATTGCAAGAACTGTGTAAGAAAGCTGCTACAACACAGATCGCATTACAAGAACAATTAACTGCTAATAAGCGTTTAGATTTTGAGATCGCAAGACTTAAAAATTGCGGTGAATTATTAAAAGCTGGAATCCGTTTTACACCTGGCACAAAGTATGCTGCTATCTGTGCAGATGTACAAGTATCTGGTGTGAACTTTATGGCACCGCATACACATAAGATTCCTACTTCTTCTTCTGGGTCTTCGCCGCAACAGACCGAAGCTTTGCAATCGCTTCATTCCTCAGACGCTGCTCTGCTCGGCGCTCCTTTACAGATTCGACCTTAGGTTTCTTACCTCTAATTGCAGCAACCTTCTTCAGGACTTTCTTCACTGTAGGTTTGATAACCTTCAGTAAGATGTCAGCAAATGGTTTAGCAAGCAGTGCAGATGTAGTAGCAACAACAGCAATACCTCCAGTGGTGATTACGGTCCCCGTTGGAGGTAATCCATTTATGGCTTGTTCGACAAGAGGTACATCACGCACCTCACGGATACATTGATTGTTGACTAGTTTATATCCAGTAACTTCTTTCCTACCACTGTCGAAGATGAAACCAACAGGTTCCTCCGACAATTGCTTCTGGGTAGGACATTCAACCTTTGGAATAGTATCTTTCGGAACGTTTTTAGTGGGGTTCTCTGGAACCTGATTAGATTTGGGTGGTGCCTTGTATGCTGGAACAGGTGCTTCATAAGTAAATTCTAATTCGTCTCTGTTGTAATCCATAGGATTAAAAGACGGCACACCAGCGTCGCAAAATACCTTAACACCTTTAGGATCGTCTTCGTTGATCTTAAAGTTATCTTTTGCGTTTGCCTCGTGCGCTTCTACGCAACCAGGCATATCGATAAGAGGTGTACCGATATCAATCACAGTAGTAACAGGTGGCACCGAGAACCTTGTGGGATCTGGTTCTATGTAAACCGTAATGGGATTGATATCGATATCATCTATAACAATGTTGGGAGTCCCAATTTTAAGTTCAGGTATTTCCATTTAGTCACCAAATGTATTAGGACATAACTGCTTTGCCAGTTTGTCTCGCAGTTCATTTATACGATCTTCATCGAAGTGTGCGAAGTTGGGATACTTCTCAACTTTCTTATAGTAATGTAATGCATTGAGGATGATTGTGTAATCCTCTAGCGACAATTCAAAGTTCATTAGCAATCATTAAATGCACTACCGACTTCGGATCCAATAGCAGATCCTGCTCTTTGTCCTAGGAGCAATGCCCAACCGCCTGCTAACCATCCGATGTAAGGGATCCCAGAGAGCGCAGGAACGGCGACACCAGCAGCTATGCTACTACCTGCCATTGCACCTTGTGACCGTGCTCCAGCGTCCGCCGCGATACACTCTGCGCTTAGCGCAGGAGACTTTCCCTCGGTGGTGTCAACCGTGCCTCCAATGTTTCGGATTCCGTCCATAGTGAATTGATCACGACGAAACTCACGGCGGGATTCGATGCGAGGACCGAACAACCCTCGCTTATCTGTATCAAGTATCAGAGATTTTTCTGAATTTAAGATAGCAGGATCGTTCGCTTTGTACTTGACTGAGTAACCATCAGGTCCTGCATTCAACTCATAAGATGAATAGTCACCTTTAGGAATGTTGATGCTAGGAATCTGATATGGTTGCCTCATAAGATAACCAACCAAACCGATATGCGACACAGCAAACAAAGCGCCAACTGTGCCGACGAAGATCTTAAACGTTGATGGTTTCTTTGGTGTGTTGGTCATAATCAAAGACCAAGACTAGGTACTGCTGGTCCTGTAGCTGATGGAAGTTCAGGCATTGCACTATCGAGCATACCTGGGATTGCATTAGTAACAGTTTCTGTTACAGCAGCAGTAATTTTACCTTTAACGTCTTCGACGATTGCATCGCGACGCAGGTATACAGTAGCTCCACCGCCGATGATGCCTGCGACACCAACAAACGAGACTACTGCCAGAATGTTAATTAGTTTTTGCATTGTCTTACATTTTGTATGTTTCGTCTATAGAAAGTTTGATAGGAGCTTGCTCAACTCTAATAGTTTGAACAGGACCACCACTGGACTTAGCAGCAGCAATCAGTGCTTCCATATCTGCTTTAGTGATACCAGCACTAGGTGCTGCACCACCACCAGCTTGGGCACCCTTCTTCGCCGTCTGAACCCCGAACGTAGCTAAAACCCCAGTGAACACGCTGGCTATGAATGTCGGATCGAGATCCTGTTTGGGGATTTGTAATGCGGGTGGCAAATCTACATATGCCAAAGTAAGAATACCGCCAGACCAAACTAGGATACCCAGTCTAACAAACGTAGAAAGTATGGCAAGTTGTTCTTCTTTATCCTCAGAGGCTTCCTTAAGTTTACTAAAGATGCCTTTCTTTTTTTCTTCTTTAACTTGTTCCTGTGTCATCAGTGCTGTCCTCCTCGACGCGCTTTAGCATTTTCGCAAGATCAGCAGTGCTGCCGACAAACATAGTATTGTTTACAGTGGAAGGACCCTTGGGATCCTTACCTTCTTTAACTTCTTTCGTATCTTTTTGAAGCTTCATTAATTTATCAGTCGTATCAGCGACGTTCTTAATCATCAACGCAGCAACTTCATATGCACGAGGATGATCAGAAGACGCAGCTACATCTAAGATACCGTTTAAAGCTTCCTGACCTTTTTCTATTAAATTGTATAGTTGACCACGGGTGTATTCGTAGTCCTTGGTGACATCAACGTTTTCTTCTTTTTTCTCAGGTTCAGCAGAGACAACCTCAGCATTACTAACCTCAACTTCCTCATCGGGAAGATTAAAAACTTCTTTCATATTGTCGTCTAACTTACTCATAAGAATTCAAAACCTTCATTGAAACCGAAGTTGTCGTCGGGTTGCACGTATGCATCATCTGCAGCGGTAACCTGACCATCACCATCATAATCCTGTTTAGCTTTAGGAGTATACGTGAGGCGAATATCTTTCCGTCTGCGGTCGTCGGTCATATTGCCAATTTCCATAATAGACTTCTTGATAACACCAACGTTGGTGAGAGGACCGTAGAGATATGTTTTAACGGTAAAGTTAAGTCTATACTCTAGATAACGACGCTGTTTAAAATCGCCGTCATATGTATCCGTATAATCAACACTATTGAGAACTACTGGTACGTCCTTCACTTCATCCATATCAGGAATCATCTTGATAGGAATGTTAAATGAAGGTTGGAAGTATGGTAGAATTTGTTCTAGAATACTAAGACCATCGTCTTGAGACTTTGCTAAGATGCCAAGTTCAAAACCAATGTTGTAGGGCACAGGCATATACTGCTTGCGAATACCGCCAGTAGCATCGTCACTCTTCTTATATACTTGAACAGGACTAGTCTTTCTCGTACCATCGTACGAATAACTAGTCATCTCAAAATAAAGACGAGGTAACGTCATCTGAACTTGCTTGTCCAGATTTGGGAGATCTTCTAATCTAGCAAGAAATTTTTCTCTAGGACCATATGCTAGAGGAACTTTTTCTCGCACAACTTCATTGCCCGCTTCGTCGAGATCACGGAGTTCGATATTGTTAAAGATAGTACCGAACGCAATGACGGTACGACGAATAGTGCCGTTATAAAAATATTGTAACATTAGAAGCTACCTGACTTATTTCCGATTTCGCCAAACGGGTTGCGTTCAGAGAAGTCAATGACATCATCTGCTTTGAACTCGATAATAGCGTTATCGTCATACTGAACAGACTCGATCTGAATAGTGGTGAACGATTGAATTTCACCAGTACCATTAGGACCAGTGACAGTTTCTCCCTCTTGGAATGCGCCCTTGGGATAAACAACAGTTAGTTTACCAGTACCGCTATCGAAGGAGACGACAGTGCCAGAAGCACCGCCACTTGAAGTGAAGTCTTCACCTTCGCTGAACGTACCTGTAACATTAACAAGTGTGATCGGGAAGGTATATGCTTCTCTTTCAAGTTGATCAACCGCAGCATCTCCAGTCTCGAAGATCGTGTTACCACGCTCCGCCAGTTCAGCTGTGATTGTATAGAAGTAAACTTTTCCGAGTTGGAAGAAAGGTTGCTCCTTTTCTACGAATTTGATTTCGTAGTTGTCCCCAGTCAAAGGATAATGAATAATATCGCCCTCTTGAGGACGGTCTGGGAGTTGTGGATTAGCAGCATCTACTTCGTTCCATCTATTGACAGAAACGATAAACGTAGCTTCATCAGTGATACGGAGACCAAACTTGGTAACAAGTTCAGCATTCATTCCACCAAATCCTTCTACGTTTTGCAGAAGCATCTCCACTACATATATATCCGAAAACCTCGATAAGACGACATCATTAAGAACATCGTCCGTGATCATATTGCGAGGAACATACTTGACATCGCTGCCAAATAGTTTGATTTGCTCGTCTACAAGATCCTGAACAAGACCTTGCTCTCCAGTTGTACCACCGTGGTAGGTGGGAAAATAAGGACTAGTAGGCATTACCCAATAAGATCAAGGGGCGGAATAGCGTAAGTAGAAAGAATCTCGGATTCGATCTTCTCAAGATCACTCATCGCCTCGGTATAGATTTTCTCACCGTTAAGGGTGATTCCACCAGGCAACTGAACATTATTATATTTTGTTAGGTTTTGACCCCACTGCTTTTTAATCAAAGCAGTAAGGTACTTCTTCATAAACGGGTCGTTATAGATTTGAGTGTATGAAGCAGGATCGAGCGCACGATAGCACTCGATAATAATGAACTCTCCTTCCTTGATATCTTCTGCAGCAGTGTCGAGATATAAACGATCTTGTCTCTGATTAAAACGATACTGGATAAAGGTGCCATTATTCAGCACGTGATCAAGAGTCTCCAGATAACTCTTTGTCATATAGTAGTTGAGGATATCAATAGATCCGAAATGATAGAGATCATTCAGGAAGATTTGATATTCGATACCAAATAGATTACCTCGGATACCACTAGACTTAATGCCAAAAATCCGATTAATTCCATAAACGTGTTCAGGGATAGCAATGTAATTGTCTCTCTCAACCCAGTCAGTTCCACTGACAGTAGTAGTTTGGTTTTGAGATTTAAAGCGTGTTACATCTGCTGCAGTGACTTCGTGCTTCAACAGCATCTTTTCGGTGCCGTTATAAGTCCACTCAGCAAATTTTTGCAAGGCGTCATCTGTCAGATCGTCGATCTGCTCTTGTGCGACATTAATCTGCAGAACAGGTTCGCCAAGCTGACGTTTGCAATACTCTTGTAATTCAGTTCTCGTACTTGGTGACGCCATCGCACAAAAATACCCTTCCTAGTTATTTAGGAAGGGTAGTATTTATCAGTCTTCTGTTTCGGTAAGAAGTTCTCTTTCGGGAGATTCTTCAGGAGACTGCTGATCTTGGAGAATGTTCAGACCCTCTACAGCACCTTGGAGTTTAAGATAACGCTCCTTAGCAGTTGCGAGCTTCTGTTCATAATCAGCAATTTCTTTCATCAGGTCTTTAGCCTGAGTCGAGAAATTAAGAATAAGTTCTTCAGTGGTCATTGGGTTTCTTTATTACGTAAAAAAGAGGGGACCGAAGTCCCCCCTAGTATAGAGTATTTAGTTGTCCAGGTCAATCGGTTTCCCGTATTATGCCTGAGACTCACTCCAGGAAATACGACCTGTAACCGTGAAGGGCGAGGAGTTGTTCACACCCGTAAGGTCCACAGGTTCTGCGACCACAGTCAGGAGGTCAGGTCCGTTCGGGAAGATACCGTCGCCACCAAGGATGGAGTTACCCATTTCAATGATGGAACTAATATCGTACGAAGTAGCACCTGTTCCTCTGACGTTACTGGAGTCAGTTTGACCACCAGCAGCACGGAAGGAGAAGATCTCCAGACCGCCCGCGTATGTGTCGTCCACCGTGTGCTTAATAAGCTGGGACAGTGACGGAGGTGCCACGTCCAGGTAAGTATCGGTAGACAGCGACGGGTTCAGGATCAGTTTGATTTCGCACTCGTGCGTGTTCACAACGTCAAGAGAGTTGAGTTGCAACTGCATTCGGTTGATAATCTCACGTTCACCCAGTCCGCCAGACAGCGAGGAGTCCACAGAAGGCGACAGGCGAATAGACACCAGCGGAATCTGCGAAGGCACCACGTTATCTGTACCAGAAACTGCACCAACTGAGAAGAGGGTGCTGTTAGGAACAGCGGGGTTGCCCAGAGCGGAGTTGATGATGCTATAACCTCTGTTGTACTGGAACGTGGTGTTACCCTGTTCGTCAATGTACAAGAAGTCAACCTCAAGTCTACCGCCAGAGATTCTAGAACGATAGATGGAGCGACCATCCACGAACCAACCGTTAGCAATGCTGCTCTGATACACGGTAGTACCCTGTGTCAGCTTGCTGCTCTCCGAAGTCGGGAAGTAGGTTCTGATGTAGAAACGCTGGTTTCTAGACCATCCTTCACCCACGTCATACTGACGGAGAATGGCGCTGGACTGGTTGGTGGTAGCGTTCTGTGCAACTTCGTTGGTAAACTTAAGCAGGTTACCAGATGCAGTAAACAGGTACGCTTTGTCACTGTCGAATCTACCATCGGTGATAACAGAAGTACCCCAGTGGAACAGAGACGGGATGTAAGTCGGAATACCCACGTTTTGGATCTCGTAACGAGCGGGCAAGTTACCAGATCTGAAGTATGCTTCCGTCAAGCGGTTGTTGTGCTTGAATTCGTGCACGTACTTCACGTGACCGTTTTGATCCTTAAATCCGAAGCGGATCTTACCTGCACCATACCAGGAATAGTCCATATACGCCATCTGAATCTTGGTGATATCCAAGATGAAACCAGACGGACCAGAACCATCACAGTTATCAACGTTCCACGCACCCTGAGGTGCCTTGGTGTCGATAGTCTTCGTGAGAATAATATTCTCAGCAGTGATGCCCTTGTACTGAGGCTGGATGATGATTGAGTTGTCGTTCACGATACGAATCACTTTATGTGACTGACCGCGAATAGCAACATAATCATTTTCGGTAAGCTGGGACAGGAATGTAGTATCGTCACCGTCAACCACGTTAGAACCGCGAGTCACGGAAACGCGACCTGTCAGCTGTGTGGTAGAAGAACGACGGACACAGTTCAGAACCTGACCATCATACTCGAAGTACATACCGTTCTGGAAGTCGTACATACCGCAGCGAACATTGGAGTTCACCCAGTTGAGTACGTGATATCCAGTGAAACCACCTGCAGCAGAAGCAGAAGGTGCGTTGTCAAGGATGTACGTGAATTGGAATTCGTTGTCAATAGTTGCAACCTTGAAGGAACCGTTGTAGCTATAATCAACGGAATCCACAACACGGATGTTGGTGTCAACTTCCAGGTTGTGTGGCAACTTGGTTTCAACGATAACTCTATGGTATGTAACACCGTCCACATAGGGCGAGTAGTACATACGAATAGCAGGTTGCTTCGGACAGAAGTTGATAGCGAGCGAACACTGGATACCTTTACCTGACTGGTAACGGAAGTATCTACGTGTCTGTCTCACAATCTGACCGTCAGGAGACTTACTGGTACCAATCTCCATACCACCGTCGAACGGTCTGTGGAGGAAGTATCCATCAGGACGCACGTAAATCGCGGTATCGATGAAGTACTCGGTATCACCAGCAGAATTGACAGCACCTGTCGTGAAGGTTGCTGCGTCATCAATCAGCAGTTGGGTATCGTCCTTAATTGCGGAGATCTGAGACTCAACAATAGTGAAGGTACCTGCGCTGTTGTTGTCGATGTAGCGGAACGGATCGCCCACCTTGAAGTAACGTGTGAAGTTGGTTTCTGTACCAGTGACAACACGGGAACCCGTGGTGACTGCGATAGTACCAGCGCCAACAACACGACCGTCCATATTGGTGTGGATGATCTTCTGCAGCGGAGTCTGAGAACCACCAGTCGTCAGTTGCACGTTAGTGCCTGTGAGCGAACCAGCAAGGGTCTCGGACAGTTTGATGTGGTCTTGGTCAACCACAATCACGAAGTAGTCACGGTTGTCGATCAGACCACCAATGGTAGTACCACCAGCATCCTGATAGATCACGCGCTGACCAGTCTTCATAAAGTGATTCTCGATGCGCAGGGTGTGATCTGTAGTATCTACAACACCACCAGAACCTGTGTCGCGGGAATCGAAGGTCTTAGTCGTAGGAACGATTTGGAACGGAACATCAACCACCAGTTGAGTCTGATCCTTAACTTCGTCCACGGTGTAAGCACCGTCAGTTGCACCGAAGGCAGCAGTCTGGTTCTCAAACACCTGTACGCCAGAACCACCAGAAGTAACGTCAATCTCGCCACCAGGATAGGTGAAGCTAGCAGTCGAACCCAGTGCGAAGCGATCGTTGGAAACGACCTTCACATAGTACTGTGCGTTAGGTGTGAGGTTACCGATTGCGGTACCTGCAGTTGTATAGAACAGACGCTCACCGTTGGACAGGTTATGGTTCTCGTAGAAGAACGAGTTTCTATTCGGGTTCAGGAAGATACCCGTCATACCATACTGACCTTGTGCGTCCATCAGACGATAAGGAGACGAACCTGTAGAAGGCTTAATACGGAAGCGGTTGTTGTCAACTCTTTCCACATAAACCGTTGCGGGCATCGTCAGTGTAGAGATACCAGTCTCACTTGTGTAGTAGCGAGGATCGGAACCAGAGGTTCTAGTCATCGCGACCTGATCGTTGGTGGTAGCACCGTGATCGGGCACATAGAAGGTATCGTCATCATTGGAACGATCCTGAACCATCATCAGGTATGCGTTGCCATAGTAGTCTTGGTTATAACCCCAGACCCAGGAACCGTGACCGCGATAGTATGCCCACCACCAGTCATAACCGTAACGGAAGTGGAATCCGTTGTTAGCGTCCAGAGAGTAACGATAACGATAGCGGTTAGAGCGATAGGTGCTTCTATCATACAGCGGGTTGAAGTTACCGTTGTTCAGCGAAGTCGGAGACTCGGGCAGGTAATCATCATAGTTCCAACCAGGAGACCAACCCCAAACGGAGTTACCACCGTTGTACCAGTTGTTGTTGAACTTACCACCATAGTTGGAGTTGTTCAGGTTACCAGAACCGTTATACTGGCGACGGTCCATAGTCAGGAAGTATGCAGCATTCCAGTTGGAGTTGGAAATACCACGGTTTCCGCTGACATCCCAGAAGTCGCGACCAGAGTTGTTGGAACCATAGTTCCACGCCATCCAACGATAACGCCAGTACCAGTCCCACCACGGTTTTTCGTCGGTGTGGTATCTGTGAACCAGTGCAAAGTTGTGCTTACCGTAGTTGTAAGTAGCAGGGGTACCTTGCAGTGAAGAACTATCGTTCGTCAGGTTAATGATACCGTTCTGACCAGGGTTACCACCGTTGGTAGCATTGAAGTAGGCGTTAGACAGTTTGATAACTGCAGTGCCGCCATCAGCAGAAGAAGTAGACTCCACACGTGTGAAGTAGATACCATTACGCTGAAGGTTCTCAATAGCATAGTCACCAGCATTCGGATAGTACAGCAGGCAGTAGCGGTTACGCATACTGTTTGCGTTTGTACCCGTCAGGGTGATGGTGCTGTTGGTGTAGTCGATGTTAGAATCATCAACTGTCCACAGTGCTGTTGGTTTATAATCATATGGCTGATACTGTGACATATCAGGAGACAGTGTTGCCGAGAAAGTATTCTCGTAGTCAATCACTGCACGTCCGTCAGATGCTGTCGCAGTGGTGTTGCCAATAGACAGAATCTTCGGAGAGATCGTGTTAACGAAGTACAATGCAGTACCGTCGCTAAAACCGTTCTCGTACTGCGTAGAAAGAACAACCTTGGATGTACTTACAGGATTAAAGTTGATCTCAAAACCAACGCCTGTGTTACCTGCAGTGGCATCATATGCATACAGTGTGGATGGAGTGTTGGCAGTGACGAAGATACGAACATAAGAGTCCGCAGTACCTTCAGTACCTGCAACATATACACCATCTGTGTATGCAGTACCACCACCGTGGATACCGTCTGCTGTGGTAGAAACTCTAAACGGGTGCCCGATGTTAGTCGCGCTATCCAGTTTAAAGATGTACATACCGTTCTTGTTTACCACGAACGGATCGCCGCCAGGGATTGCTCCATCGATGGAGAAGTAATCCTGACCGCCAACGCTCTCAACGGTAACGGTATACTCGAAGGTATCTGCCACGATGCCCTTATCAGTCTGAAGACTAATAGCGGAACCTTCGTAGAAGAGACCAGGAATAATAGATGTATACGAACCAGACACATCAGCAGAAATGCTCTGTGTGGCGCGTGCCTTATAAGTAAATGTCGTGACAGTCGGCACAGACTGAATCAGGTAAGAACCTTCAGCAGTTGTGGTTGCCAGACCTGTAACTACGATAGGCACACCTGCAGTCAGGGAGTGCTCGTACAGTGTCGTAACTGTAACGATATCGGAGTTAGCTTGTGTTTGAACACTAGCGATATAAGGAATCGTAGTGTCAGAGGTTGCGGAGTATGTGGACGGAATATTGTTCACAAGCTGAAGTGTTTCCCACTTCGTTGCCTGCGGACCATATTCAAAGTCCGTATCAATCATAGTCTCAGGGTTGGAAACTCTGAGCTTGGACACAGGGTCCACAAAGGTTTCGGAAGGTTCAAAAGTAGCATAATAATTTTCGACGAAAATTTGCAGTTCGTCGGTGTCATTCATCGTGCTAGTATCAGTAGCAAGAGTAATGACAGTCTCTTCAAATTCCGAATTATAATCGCAACCATCACCGTTTACAGTTGTCTGCAGACCCTTAGTGGGGTCGGAGAAGTTGTAAAGGATCTCGTTGTTGGTAATATTAGTAATGAGAAGAAGTCTCTCACCAATAATATTATCCTTAATTGTGACCGTACCACCCGTAAGTGTATTAGGGTCATACGGTACAAAGGTATAGTCAGTGACTAGTTTCTTTGCCATTTTTTGTCCCTAGGTTTTAATGAAAATGAATCAGCCACCGAGTGCGATGGACAACGCAGCAATAGTTGACGTGATACCCACGCCACCCACTTTGAATGTTTTATTAGTACCAGTAAGGTTCACGTCGCCGCCGATGTCCAGGTCCCCAGTGATGTTTCCCGTAGCGATGTTACGCAGATTTCGAGACCCGTCAACGACTTCTGTACCAGCGACGGATAATCCGTTCTTGGCATTAAAATTTATGTTTGACGTTGCCATCGTGGTTCCCTTTCCCCCGATTGGTTCGGATATAGGTTTTCAAATTCTATTTATAGAGATTACACATTCATTGTGAATCGAGTGAACTGAATAAATGTTCCAACAGTTGCAGTCGTTTTGACGAGAACATTACCACCTGTAAGTTCAACGTCGAATGTCGCAACAGCGACCCCAGGATTAGTATGAACATCCGCAAACATTGTCACGAATGCATCAGTGCCATTATGTGTCACAATGATCTCGCTTGTAGAAACATTGCCGCCATATGAAGCGTGAACAAGATACTTAGCACCTCTGACATTCGCTGCAGTCAGAGTATCGAAGGTATCTGTAGCACTAGTAGTGGTGATTGAACCAGCAGAAATACCAGTATAATCAGTAATATTAATATGGTCAGTAGCGTTGTTAGTCTCGATCTGAACATAGGTCCCAACCTTAAGTTGCTGACTAATTAACATATTAAAGTTGCAAGACGTTTCTCTGTTGAGAGTAATACCAACATTACTTGCAATCAGTGCTGGAGTCCCTGTATTATTTGCATTACAGAGCTGCATTATGTTTCCAGCACCTACAATATTTGTAGTAGTACCATTCTGACCAATGGTCAGTTGGTTATTCATAATTACTTCACTACCATTTAACTGAATAGAACCATTCAGTGTGGTATTATCAGACTTAAGTACAAGACTTTGATCTGCACCAGTAATTGTGGGACGATCGTTGTTAGTTCCCCACTGTACAGCGTTTGTAGCATCCAGTTCTATTGCGCCAGCAGAAACAGTAAGGCGACTTGTAGGAGATGCGCTACCAATACCAACACGGTGATTGATTTCATCCACCACCAATGTGGAACTATCAATAGAGATAGCACCATTAACGTTTAGACCACCCATTGTAAAGGTGGCACCTTGATTTAACTTAACGGCATTGATCGTACCATCAGAAGGCTCACCAACATCAATAGTGTCACCGATAACAAGACCAAAGAAGTCGATACCAGGGTTAGGAGGATCGGAGAACGTAATCTGGTCATTATTAATTTGATAGGAAACATTTGCTTCCTGCATCACACCACCAAGTGAGATGAGAAGTTGCAAAGGCGAACCAGGGAAAATTACCTGACCACCAACACGCAAGTTGAATGTAACTGCCACACCATTGAACTGTGAAGCAACGTCATCCAATTTACGGATGTTACCAATTTTAGGTGTAATGCCTAAGTACGCCATTTCCTTTTAAAAATTATTTATTAGGTGATAATGAACTTGCCGTCAGTACCAGACTGGTTTTGACTGCCGCCTTGACCAGCGACACCTCTGTCTGGATCAGCATTATTAGCAGGCGTCTCATTGTTGCCTGCACTAGTTGAGCCAGCAATGATACGAGTCTGATCAATAAAACCAGATCCGCCACCAGCACCGTGACCATTAACGTCACCACTACCGCCGCCACCGCCGCCGTAGTAACCACCGCCACCGCCACCACCAGGATAAGCAAGCAGTCCTCCTGCTCTGCCACCTAACAGTGAAGCACCATCTAAAGCATCGGTGAAACCAGCGAAACCTCCCGCAGTTTGGGAACCTCCGCCACCACCTCTTTGATCGAACAGTTGACCGATCTGACCATTAGAACCGCCACCAGCGCCACCACGTTGATCGGCACCAGCTCCCCCGCCACCAGCTGCAATCAGAAGAGCATTCGATTGAACAGCAGAATTACGGAAAACTCCTGTGAGTCCTCCGCCACATCCACCATATTCATTTCCTGTAAGACCACCTAAAGCACCGCCACATTCGCCACCAGCAGTGACTGTTGCAGATGATCTAGGATCTCCACCTCCACCAACACAGATGTAATACAACTGAGTCGAAAGAAGTTTTAAACCACCAGCGGTATATCCAGAACCGCCGCCAATACCACCTGCTTGAGATCCACCAGCACCGCCTGCACCCCACATAGTAAACTGCACTGTAAATACAGCGTCAGAAGAAACAACTGTTTCTAATGTATACTCTCCCCTAGGTAATGTAAGGGGACCTTGAACGTCAAGGTTGTGGTTGATAACAGGATCACCGTTCTGAGGTGTCACGCGAATAGTGCGAACAGCTTCAAACGGAGTGTTGCGGATTTTAGTTGTGTCATAAAATGGACGCAGATGTCCTTCATCGGTCAAGTTGTCTAACCGACTTTCGTAGTTTAAAGTTTTAAGACTACCGACACGAAAAGGCATTTACGACTCCTTATCACCAATCAGGATGATAGTAACTTGATTAGCAGTATCTGTTAAACCATAAATTGCATCGTTCTCATCTTCGAGAACAATAGGATAGTTCAGTTCAACGTAGAATGTTTCACCAGAACTTAGTTCCTGTCTGACAAACTGTTGGGGTTTTGTTGCAGGGTCGATAGTATCGAGTGCACCAACGTTGTCTTCTGCAAGATACAGGTTGACAGTTTCAGTTGTCGTGTTTCCATTAAAAATCACAAAACCTTTAAAATAGGTCTTGGTACCTGACGGATTAATGTACAGGGTACCAGCAGTGCCAGAAGGAATAAACTGAATATTCTTTCCGTTGCCAGTAAGTTTTCCTCTAGAGAGAGCCATTGTATACTGTATCCTCCTTGATATTTAGCTGAACAACCAGATGTCCCGCATTTCATTGCGGTCACTGAATTCCATATTCACGGTTCCATCAATATTGCTGCTAGCAACGACAAGGTTGTAACCAATATCAGCAACTTGGGTAGCAGGGAAAATGATGTTACCAAGACGAATCCTGTTAGGTGCAGGACCACCAGGATCAGCTTGGATAGTAACCCCGTTAATAGTTGCATTATTCAGGGTTTGTAAATTAGTAGTACCACTAGTAGCATCTGCCTTCAGTGAGATGGCATTGTTAATAGTAGTAGCAAAGTTAGGGTCATCCCCCAACGCTGTACTTAATTCTTGTAATGTATCAAGCGCAGCTGGTGCCGATCCAATGAGGTCGGCAACTTCCTGACGAACAAATGCTGTCGTAGCAATTGCGGTGGTATTATCGTTCAGTGCTTTAGTTACACCAGTCGAATCACCTGCAATGTTAACAGTAGTTCTATCAGCAAAACTACCAATAGAATTCTCAGTGGTGATGTATCCTTGAGTTGCTACAAAGATGTCGGTAGTAACACCACCAACATCAGCGAACATATGGAAGTCATCGCCATTTTGAATTAACCTAGTTTTACCACCAGTATCTGCAGATTCTAAAGTAATTGTCGGAAGGGTCTGTGCTTTGACCCTGATGCAATTAGAAGTAGCAGAACCACCGTCAATGTCGATCTTGAAACTAGGAGAGTAATTGCCGACACCAATAGAGCCGTAGCAGTCAATATCTCTAACATTTATATCATCGGTTTGTAGGAGTTCGACGGCACCAGATCTTCCGTAAAAAGAACTAACAGCACTGGTAGGTCCAACCAGGGACGAAGAGAAACCGATGTGAGTGACTTCGATGACAGATCCAATATCAGGAGCATTGTCTAAGCGTAGGACTAGGTTCTGAGCAACCAGAGTATAAGCATCCTTATGCTGCACCAGACCGTCGATAGTCACAATCACCGCGTGTACATTCGGTGGTGCTTTAGACATTGTGAAGTCGGAGTCAACGCCGTTAGCAGTGAATTGCTCGGAGAAGATCTCCGAACGATCCATATTATTGACAACGGAATTGTTTACCTGTCCGAAAAAGGTGTCACCTGTATTAGGTGGTTCTGAAAAATAGATTCTATCGCCCTGAACCCAGAAGGAACCAGGACCAGAAGATGCACTAGCAGTATTAGGTTGCTGCATAACACCGTTCAAACTGACGGTGAGTTGCATTGATTGCGCAACCGTGACTACATCGTTATTTGTTGTGCGCAGTGGAAAGTTTGTAAGAACCCCGTTGAACTGAGATGATATATCTTGGAGTTCCTGAATCTTACTAACATACGCTTCTGGATTAAGTCCAAGGTATGCCATCAGACCGATACCTCCATAAAGCTAGCAATACAATCCAATGAACCTGCAGTATCACACTTAACAACGATCTCATCACCGAGACCGACATCGACTTTTGTGACAGAATCTCCAGAAGTTGCAGTTGCTGCTGTTGATGCCGCTTGTGCTCTGTCAACATTCAGCAATTCGTTACCAGAACCTTGGAGAGATGTCACCAACATAATTTCGTTGCCGACCTTAATATATTCCTGAGCATTAAACTTAGGACCAGTATTGTCACTAACCTCAATCTGAGTATCAGTGGTGTTGGCGATATTTGCTGCTAAAGTATCTGTTACTGATGGAGTAGATGGGCGATATCCATTCTCATCATATGCGATGATAATCTTTTGCCCTTGCATAACTTCAAAAGAAGATCCAGCAGGAATCGGAAGATTCTTGACGATGAATACATCATCCTTAGGATACTGAGGATCAATAGAGTATGCGGGATACCTATTGATTTTAACCTCCGCCATAACAGCAGTCTGCGAAGTATTGGACAAGTTGCATCCAATGATCACAGACTGCTTTTCCACCTGGGTGCCTTGCAGTTCTACCGAGTAAATTGCGGTCTCGGTGGTACCTACACCTGTTTTAGAAGTTGAGATAAATTTATTTGCCATTTGTTATTAACCGAGAGCGATAGCAAGAGCGGTAGCATCAAGACCTGCTTCCACAGAGATACCAACCTGCGCAGCAAGCGTATTCACCTCAGCCTGCAATTCGTTAATTGCATTAACAAGGTTTGCTTTGTTTTGTGTGGTGAGGTTAGTAAGGTTACCAATAGTGATGTCTTTGATTTCATTAATCGCAGAAACAATACTGGATTTAGAGACAGTAGATAAGTTAGCAAGAATGCCAATGATCACGTCTTTAGTTTCATTGAGAGCAGCAACTAAACTGCTATCATCAACAATGTTCGCTGTCAATGTGGTAAGATCACCTACATCAGAATCAAGTTCGTTAATTGCATTAACAACACTAGTCTTATCAACAGTTGTCAGATTTGACAATGCTTTAATAATAGTCTCGGTAATGTAATTAACTGCTTCTACCATATCATCTTTACTTCCGCTAGGAATTTCAGATGATAAACTAGCAATCGGACCCAGTTCAGCATCCAATTCAATTAAGCAATCAGTGATCGTCTGGGCAACTAAGTTGTTAGCGACAGATTGCGCAATAATCTTTCCAGAAAAATCACCATTATCAGCACCGATATCATTGATTTCGAGGCGCTGCTGCTCAAACGTATAATTTTTTGCTACGTTTCTTACAGTCATTCTACGTTAAGTCCTGAACGGATGAGTCTGGGATTATTTATATCAAGAAGTGATGAGGGATCTGAAGAACTTGACAGTGTTGGTAGCGTATGTCGGAGTGAAGATCACTTCGATATTGTTACCATTGTACTGAGCACTGACAGTGCCGAGACCACCTTGTGTCAAACCGCCAGATGTCATAGTGGCATATTCTTCGATGAAGATATCAGTGCCATCGTGCATAATCAGAACTTCTTTTGTCTGAACGTAGACACCAGATGTGACTTGCACCACATACTTACCACTGAAATAATCAGCGTGTGTAAACGTATCAATCACAGCAGCTTGAATAACTGCAGTATTAACTGTGCCAGCATCAGTGCCGTGCACACCTTTGGTCAAGACAAGTGAATCGCCTTGATCATTGTAACGAATCTTCTCAGCTCCACCCAATGAGAGTGCCATTTGGTCGGGAGAAGGACGGAAGAAACCGTTATCCTGGTCTTGGTAGAAAGAAATACCAGGGATTGCTGCTGTACCATCACCTGCGCCAGTAAAACCAGACAGGTTAGTCAGACCGTTACCATCACCAACAAATGCTGTAGCACCAACAGTGCCCTGTACTTGTAAGATCTGGGGGAGAGAGTTGTTCGGATCTTGTCCGATACCAATCTTATTATTTGTAGGGTCAACCTTAAAGATTGGAGTATTTGAACCACTAGGTTCAATAGTGACGACTGCACCATCGAAGGTTACAGAAGAATTTGCACCAGTAACGCTGACGCTGTTTGCTTCCAAATCAGAAACCAGCGTTCCTCTATCAAACACAAGATCGCCAGTAGTAGTACCAGTGAAAGTACCTGTACCGAGAACAAACTTATCTTCAGATTCGTCGTAACCGATAAAAACGTTATCTTCGCTACCACGTTCAATGACGATACCAGAGTCACCAGTAGGTGCACCAACAACACCATTACCAAGTTCGATCAGTTTATCACCGATCACTGTGTTGGTTGTGGATACTGTTGTTGTACCACCGAGGACTGTCAGTTCACCATTAATGACGACATTGTTTGCAACTTCGAGATCTTCTGTGGGGTTGCCAACACCGATACCAATCTTACCTTGACCAGTAATAACCAGAGCATCTGTCAGGTTGTTAACTGAAGATCCAGTAGAACCACCTGCAGGAGAAGTCTTTAATCTGATGTAACCACCAGAAGCAGAACCTGTACTAGTACCACCAGCAATAACGAGGTCGGAACCAGAAACGTCGATACCTGCTGCATCTGTTCTGGAAAGTTTACCAGTAACAAACAGTGAAGTTGCAACCTCTACAGATTGGAAATTAAATGCCGAAGTACCGTCAATCTTAGGCGGAGTAATTGCTCCGTCTCTGATGACAGCAGTATCGATTGCCTCAAGACCACCAGTGGTACTGAGTTTTTCCGTAGTGATGGAGTTGTCTGCTAACTTGAGGGTGGTAACAGCGCCGTTCCTGATGGTGGAAGTCGTCACCGCCTGGGTGCCTACACCACTGTCAAGTTTGGCATCACTTACCAGCCCATCATTTAAACCAGTTCTCCTGATTCGTGTAAGCGCCATTGTTTAAACAGTTTCCTATGTGAGTATTTATAGTTTTGAAATGAGATCCTTCAGAAGAGATTTGATCTCAGAAACATCTGTCTTTAAATCGTCAATTTCTTTTTCATAATCACGACTTCTCTCCATTAACGCTTTTTGGCGTTTATAAGCTTCAAAGGAGCTTTTATCGTGATTGATAATCGCTCCTGTTTCATCACGGTGGTAATCACCGTGATCTTTTACTTTATGATAATTATGATTTTTAGCCCACATTTCAGCAATAATTGGTAGCATCAATAGGTTGCGATGGTTCTTAGATCGCGGATTCTAGGAGGCATCGCGGGATTCCGCGAGCGCATTACAACTTTGATAGCGAAAGAGTTAAAGTCTTTCAGGTTATCAACAGTGAAGCTATACTCTTTGAAGTCCGCTTCCGACTCGGTAGTCGGAGAGAAGTTAGTTCCTGTGGAAGGTGCCACCGCTTCATCAGGACCACCGCTTTCATTAAAGTATGTCCAGTTAATTTCATTGAAGAATACCTGCTGAGAGGAACGCTTCGTCTTGTACATAACAGCAATGTCATCGATTTCCTGCAGAGCAGCAGTAATCTTAACGGTGATACCATTACCAGGATTGTCGAGAGAGATCTCCTTAGTTACATAGTTTGCAACGTTAGAAGAGTTCTTGAGTCTTTCAGGTGTGAAGAGGAAACCATAAGCATCATATACTTCTTTGATTTCCATAGGAACATTGAAGGATTGGTTGATGATATCGAAACCATCTTCGTATGTACCATTAACAGCATTACCAACACCAATGATATCTCCTTCAGCATAAGCAGAGTCATTAGAAGTAAAGATCAGGCGATAGTTTTCTTGGTTCCAGCGAACAATATTGCCAGTCTTAGTATCTGTATCGTTAGCAAGTTTATCTGCAGGATCGATATCAAACTGAGCAAGAGACAGATCACCAGCGATCTTCAGAGGTAAGGTGAAACCTTGAGCAGCACCCGATGTGGGGTTGGTAGTACTACCATCGAAGTTCCACTCCTGGTTATATGAAGAAGAACCGCTAAACACAGGTTCTTCGCCAAGAATGAAACCTTCGCCTTCGATGATTCTCACAAACATCTCGCCAGGAGATGCAGCATTCCAGTAAGACAGAATACCTTTGGTGCCAGAGGTCTTACCAGTAATAATCTGACCCTTACCGTTTGTGGTTTCAAAGCTTTGTGCAGATCCAAGAGTTGCGGGGGTACCAGCACTATCAATGAATCTCATCACAACAGTCTTATAGACTTCAACCTGCTGAACTTTTCTGCCGTATCTATCTTCAATACCAGTAGGAGATTCAACACGGTTAGTAGTGAGAATTGCCTGAGGATTCTTAAGATTAATGATCGGAGAAAGATTAGCATTAGTAGTGCTTAGTGTCGCAGTAACACCAAGAGACTTTTGCGAATTCAAACGAGAAGAGAATAACTTCTCATTCAGTTTAGATGCAACAACACGTTGAGTAGGGAAGTAATACTCCTTATTCAAAATGATAGGTACACCATCTTCTGCAGTATAATCTGTAACTGTTTCTCTACTATCAATTGGTTTGATAGCAGTAGTTTTGATTGTAGTGGAGAGAGTCGTATCAGGATAATCAAGAGAATCAAGTTTAACAAGTGCTTTCTCAAACTTGACTTGACCCAATGCAAGTACGTTCAATCCACCACCTGTAGCTGTGCCACCTGCACTTGTCACCATACCGACAGTATAGAAATCAATGCCAGCATCGATAACGGGAAGAATCTGGGAGTTGATAGCAGTTGAAGAATAACCACCAACACCAGAAGACTTCTTAAGAGCAACATAAGAACCTTTGTTCAAACCGTGGTTCTTATGCATAACCTTCAGGATCTTAGTGTTAGCACCGAAGAGTTGACTGCCAGTAGAAGAAGATCCAGTTGCATCTGTTTGCAGCGGGTTGGCAGAAAGTTTGCTGTAACCCATATCAGCATTGACCAGTTCTACAACACCAGACTTAGCGGTATCGAACTGAGCACGATGCATCTCAAACTTCAGATCCTCGTATTGGTTCGCGGTCCAAAGATTGCTATTCTGACTCTTAAACAGTGAACCAAGAAGAGGCTGAGTAGTAACTGTAGAGTTACTGTTAATCTCAGTTTCGCCAAGGCGAGAGATGAACGTCTGGTACTGAGTGCTATTTGTTTCGATGATAAGAGCGTATTCACGGTCATTTTCAAGATATACAGGGTACTGGAAGTGGAATTGTGTGGGTACAAGCGCCTTGCTATCAGTAGCAACACCCATTCTCACTGCAGGTTTGTTGTATTTAATAACCGCAGTAGCAGATGCGAGTTGCGTTGCACTATTGGAAACAATCAGCACACTAGGAGGTGTGGTGTACTCGCTACCACCAAGAGTGGGGTTAATTTCATACACTTTCTGATCTGTGATGCTAGGAATAGCGGTTGCTGTAACACCACCAGGCAGTTGAGGAGATTCAACTGTGACAGTTGTAGAACCTGCATATCCATCACCCAAATCATCCATAACGACGTGGGAGATGTAACCCGAATCAAGAACAATCTCCATAGAAACAATACTGTCACCAGATCTGCTGTTATTGGCAACAGTCAATGATGTGATAACCAGGGGTTCGCCAGGAAGGAAAGTTTCTTTGTTGTGATCGCCAAGAATCAGAGTATAAACCTGTGTGGTTGCTAATGTAAATGTACCATTTACTTCAGGCACAGGTGTATTCTGAGAATCCAAAACACCGATCAAAGGACCTTGTGCGTTGGAAGTATCGCCTTCGATGATCTCATTCTTGATTAAAGTATGAGCACCGCTAGTCATAACACGGATGTAAGTGTTGGGATCAACCACAACATTAGATCCAGGAATCACATTCTTGCTAGGTCTGCCAGCAATTGTATCAGTCAACTTGACAGAGACTGGCAGTGTATTGTCCTTAGAAGAGAAGTAAAGATTGACAGAGGTTGCAAACACACCACCCTCAAAACTTTCAACACGGAAAGTTTGTGCCAGGGGGTCAACTACAGAAATTTCTGGATTGAGAATATTCTCAGTATACTGTGTACCATCAACTTTATCTTCGTCGATAACGCTTTCGACAGAGATGATGTCATTAGGAGCAGGTTCCTTGACACCAGTTGCAAAGAAGGTAACGTTTGCGAAAGTTTCGGGGTGAGCAGCATTGGTAGAGCTGCTTGTGAATTTAATCTTCTTAGTGCCAACAGGGAATCTCAGACCAGCATCAGCAGACCACGTGATATCCTCCAGATCAGTTTCAAATTGTGTTCCTGCAGTTGGTTTTCTGCCTGAAGGAATCAGGATGACACCAGAAGCATTACCACCGTCATCTGTGACAATCTCACTACCCCAGAAACGGAGAGAAGATCCAGGTTGCCCTGAGTAGTTACGATCGGGAACAACATAATCCGAAATAGAGACGTTATCTAAGAAAGGATACAATCTCGTGTTGGGTTTCATCTTTCTCAGATGGAACTCGACATATTGCTCTCTAATATAAAGAGTCAATGATGTGCCGATTGTTTTCTCGCCAATAGTTGTACTAGATTGCTGCAGAGGAATTTCGCTGTTTTGTGCAGCAATGTTAGAAGAACTTGTGATCTTAGAACTGACAACTTCTGCCTCAGAATTCTGAGGTGCGTCAGAACTCAGAGAAGCAACGTTACTGAACTCAGAATCATTACCAGTAATATACACACCAGTAACGTTATGAATTTGGGACAAAGCAGTGTCACCATCTTCGTAGATTTCCAGAGGATCTAAAGTCTGGTTATCATTATTGTTCAGAGCAGGCAGAACATTCTCATCAAACCAAGTATCTGCATTAGGTGTCAGTTCTGCTGTTCCTTTATATCCGAAGATCAAGAATGGATTGACAGAAACTGTTTCTGTAGCAAAAGTATTCTGCGCAAGAACTGCCTCGGTGAACGGAAGTGTAACCATATGGTTATTAACCACATAGTTTGACAGCAATCTGGTAGTAGGAGTAGGATCTTTTTCTTCCAGTTGAACTGTAGTCTCTTTAGACTCAGGACGCATAGATCCACGAGTCAGGTCGAGAGCACACTTATAGTCAACACTGTTGATGTTGGAGAGAACATAGTTCTCAAAGTTATCTACAGCAAAACCAGACTTAAACTTATTAAGACCAGTGCTAGCATCCCTAATCTGCGTATTCATTGCAGATTGCTCAAGGATAGAAAGCATCGTGTATCTTTCAACACGCTCAACACGCTTCTCCAGTTTAGAGATATCGCGCATCGTGAAACGCTTGTTCTCTACAGGGAAGACTTTAACTTTTCTGAGGTTATCGGTAAAAGCAGGAACATAGATCTTGAAGACCTTAATTGCTTCGTCGATAGTCTGTGCAGACTGAGGATCGTTAGATCCAGCACCTTTCTTGACAATGAAGTTACCGTCTTTCTTCAGGTAAATAGTGTCAATTCTGTCAACATAGTACTCATAGTAAGAAGAGAAGGTGTACGGAATAGATGGAGAAGACTCTGTGTCGGCAGGAAGTGCTGCCGTAACACCACCAGTAGTAAACACCTCGGACACATTAGAGTTAGCATCCATCACACTGGCGTTCAAGTAACCAGGGATCTGTGCTGAGGTACCAACCAGAGGACGGAAGTCGATAACATCTGTCAGAGACTTCTTACCATACACATTAGAAGTAAAAGTAGGAATCTCTTCATAGTTGACACCATTCTCGTGCAGATAAGAATCTGCGGCAAAGAAGTCACCTTCGGAGTGCTTGAAGTAATCAAATCCGATAACCAGAGTACCCGAAGGAGTTCTAAAACCAGGCTTTCTAACAAGAGCAGAGGTGTCATACAAAGAATCTCTCTGTCCATCATCAAAGAGGAAATAATCGGTGATATCTGTACCAGAATCTCCAAGAATCTCTCCCGCCTCATTTACAGTAGGAGCAACACCAGGGGTGCCTTCATAAACATAACGGAGTTTAAAAACGTCAGAGAAAGACTTAACCTGACCAGTAGGATTATCATAGTCATCACCTCTCAGAGGAATGATTTCGTTGTCGAGGTCAGATGCAATAGAAATTCTCTTATTTGCTTCGACTGTTTTGAGTTTTGGTTTTGCCTTAGAAGTCTCGATAGTACAAGTAATCTTCAACTTCATATCAGCAAGGTTTAAGGTACCTGCTTGATAGAAATAACCAGCTGGGAGTTTAATGCTAAGAGAACCAGCATTGTTAGTGCTAGTGCCACTGGTGATCTCCACCATCGAACTATCAATGTAGAGAATGTCACCATCACGGACAACATCTCCTGTAGAGCTACCATATCTTGTGGTAGTAGCACCAACGTTATACACCTCAATGGTGAAATCTGATTGACTAAACGGAGCAAACTGCTGCTGACCGAAATCTAACTGTGCAGCAACTGAAATTTCATTTGTAGTACCGTCAATACTGACAGATTCAATAAACTGTCTTCTTGAATAGTATGTAATGCCAGTGTTGGTGTCATCAGTAAGAATAGAGGCAACCTTACTGTTGGGAAGAGGAAGGATCAGACTAGACTTACCAGCATTTGCAATCTTTGCTCTAATTCTAGTAATAGTGTTAGAAGAGAATCCAACCAGAAGACGTTGCTTCAGATAAATTCTACCGACTCTATCGGTAGAAGCATTGCAAGCATTAGCAACTTCATATCTAAAAGTATTACCATCAACAGTGACCTGAATCAGATCATCAACCTTCAGATCATCTGCAGGACGTGCGGTGTAGTTTGTTGCTTCAATGAAGTCGCAATCAGCAACACCAGAATACTGGAGGTTATTGCTGATAGTTTTAAAATCAGTATATTCAGTTTCTGCATATTGGATGTCGCCAGTAAAGAACTTACTAGAAGCACCGTGCTGCATACCGATAGAACGGAAGTCTTCGGTACCAAAAGTCTGAATGACATCAGTATAAAGAACTGCCTTCACATATGCATTCGGATCACTTGCACTATGAACACCACCAGTATCAACAACTTCACAAGTCGGAGGAAGTGTGAAGGTATCGAGAATATCTCTTCTACCTAGTTCTGTAAATCTAACTGCGTGGATATAATCTGATTGACCATTAACGCCATCGAGAATAGTCTCTCTGGTAACAGTGATGTAGTTAGAAAGATACTGACGAGCTCCAATCTTTAATTCGCAAAGTTCGGAATAGTTCTCGCCACCATAAGGAACAGTAAAATGACTAATGCGACCAGAGGTTGCAATCACTGCAGACTTACCGCTGTCATCCATATCGAAGATTTCTTCACCTTCGATAAACTCACCGATAATACTAGACACAGTAATAACATTACCGTGAGATAGAGATGCGTTCTGGGGATCATTCTGTCCAACAGAAAGACCACCTTCAATAACACCAGTAGCACCAGAAATCGAACCCTTGATGTTAGATCCAGTCTCAAAAGCGTGAAGACCAGTCAGTTTAATTCTGGTAAACAGAATCGGGTTGGTGTAGGAGAATGTAAATGTGCTGTCCTGAACTGAAGGACTAGCAAACACATTCTTTGTTTTATCAAATCCAGTGGGTTGCTTTGCAAACTTAAAGTCTCTTGCAATAGCACGACCAATAATCGGATGCACTGGTTCGGTATAATCCAGGATCATACCGTAGAAGGTGCTACCGCTATTGTTGCCATACAGTGAGATGCCGTCAGTAGACCCTGCACCAGCGCCACCTAACTTAGCGGGACCGTGACTCTGATATGAGTTATGGATGCTATAGAGGGCACGGATGGGACCTCTCAGGACCAATTCGTGCACGACGTGCTCCGAACCAGACTCATACATACCGCCAACAGCGGTATCGCTAATCCAAGGCACTTCTGAGGTGCCGTCATCTTTCTTAAGTTGCAGGTTAAATCTTGCTGCAATACACTGAACTTCGTCGTATGATGTTCCGTTGTAGTGGTACAGAGGTGCACTAGCACCAGTTTTTAACGGAGTATAAACAATATCTGTGGTGTTAGCGACAAGATCGATAGGATCGCCATTAACAGGATCAACGCCAGGATACACCCAGACAGTCATAGTGGCACTGTCGTTATTGTAGACAGTACCTCTCAGGTCACTAGCTGCAAAGGTTCTAGAGTCAATGCTATTCTTAGTCCCGTTTGTACCGAGATAAGAATCAATAAACTTTCTATAAAGGTCAACCTTTTTGAACGGTGTTGATTCACCGTCAGAAGTAGCACTAATAGGAACGCTACTTTGTACAGCACGAATACCCACTGTAGGCAGCGGGGTGGAATACAACCTAGTGTTATCTCTGTTTTGAGTATCTTTTGCTCTGTCAAGAGGGAGATACTTAGTTTCAGTATTCTCTACCTCATAACCACGGACATATGCCTTTCCAGGACCGATGCCCAACACCATCTTGTCGAGAGCCTCGATTGTGCTATGACCGTTTACCAAACCATCTTCGCCTGTTTGGTAGAAACCAGAACCATCTTCCTTGTAATAGTCCTTAAGATCAGCAATAAAGTTTCTGACAATATAGTCGCCAGACTCATCATATGTTCTACGAGCAAGGATTTCTTCGATCTGACTCGGAGGAGTCTGTTTAATTTGTCTCTGGATTTTACCTTGCTCCAGATACACCAACTGAACAAAGTTCTTATTGGAAGGTGTATTAATATCGAATTTCTCTAGTACAAGTCTGATTCTCAGACGGTGTGCACCAGGAGCAGAATAGTTAGAGTAACCCTGAGCGTTGTCCTTGAGAGATTCATCATCCTCAGGAGTTACTACTGTCTCAGTGATAGTCCAACCAACTTTAAAAGAAGAATTGGTTGTATACTTGGACAGAATGAGTGTCTGCTCATCATTCTGCACAAAGTGACCATTAATAAAGTAAATGCCTTTCTGGACATTAACTGCAGAACCATAACCCATTGCAGGAGTATCTGCGGGTTTGATTCCATCAGTACCAACAACTAAAGTAGGATCGTTATCCGTTGTTGGTGATTCTAATTTAAGAGATTCACCTTGTCGGAATCTAGTGTCAGTATTATCAGAACCTGAACTGATATACTTAACAAAAATACTATCAGCGTCAGTGGTAGTTTCGTAGGAATGGTTATCTACGAATGCCTTGACACCAGATGTTTGACCGACAAGAATCTTACCGACTAGTTGCGAAATATCATACTTAACGAAATTAACTTCGCCGTCGATATTTTGTGCAACCTGAGAGACGCTGCTTAACTTAACGTATTCGTATGTATCCGAATATGAAACTTCACCAGGGATCACCATCTGACCCTGTTTAAACATACTGTTACCGACCTGTTCCACTTGGTCCTGCAGCATAGACTGCAGTTGGGTCAACTCTCTCGCTTGGATCGAGTATCCAGGTCTGAACAGAATCCTATAGAAGTTTTTCCCCGCATCAAAGTCGTCGAAATACGGGGATCTATTCAGGTTAGTATTTTGCGGCATCTCTTGGGTCTCTTGTTAATTAGAACTCAACGACGAGTTTAATATCCTCAATCTGGTCAGAAGCACGAGAAATTGCACGACGGTTCTCAATGTAAATGATGTCACCTGAGTTACCTTCGATCTCGGGGTTAGCAAGACCAGAAGCAAAGATAACACCGCCGTCGGTCTGACCACCAGGCGTATTATATGTACTATTTACCGTAGCAGTAGAAAGCGAAGTTCCACCAGAAACCGTATCAGAACCATTGCTGAACGGATAGACAACACCGTTGTGGGTGTGGCGATCAGGAGATTGGAAATACTTGAGGATGTTGTAAGTAACACCATCCACAGTACCCTTCCAGGAAACCACAGTTGCCTTAGCAGTAACTGACTGACCATTCAAGGTGTAAGTCTGGGAGATCTCTTCGTCAACGAAGAAATCACCAGAAGCACTCTGTACCTTAAGTGCAGGAGTTGCACTCAGGTTGTCAGCAGTAGCGAAATCGGTGGAGTTGTAGTTGTAAGGGTCGCGCAGCAGACCAATACGACGGAAGTCGTTATCAGTCGGGAAGTCACCCTCACCTTCGTCATAAGTCAAGCGAGTGTTAATCATCACACGCTTGCCACCCAGTTCTTCAACGGGGTCTTTGCCGTGACCACCCTGAGGAGGAATGATCACTTCGAGAGCGCCGCCAGTAGCGTCGCTGTTAGCGTCAATGTTAGAAGCAGTAGTCAGAGCAGCATCACTGTATACATCGTTCAAGTTGATCGATGCATAGGTATAACCTGTACCAGAAGCTTGCAGACTTGCTTCAACAATAGCGCCAGAGTCAACAACCAGTTTGGCGATACCATTCTGACCATTGCCCTGAATCGGAGAATAATAAGTACCAGCGTCGTAGTTGGTACCAGCATCTGTGATCAGGATGGTGTCGATAGCACCGTCAACAGCAGCGGTTGTCACTGCGGTTTCTTCCACGATAGGAAGGAAGTCCGTAGAGAGGAATTTCAGCACACTATCAGTGGGGATGGTGTACATATACTTCCACACATATGGACGCTTACCATCTGTACGGAAACCAGGGTTACCAGGATCTTCAGGTTCGATGAAGATACCCGAGATGGATTGAATCTTTGTGGGTTCGGTCACAGACACGACACCGTTGGGGTCGGTAGGAGTTTGACCGTTATAGATGCACTTGAACACCTCATAGCTGCTGTTCATCACATAGAATGTGGAAGCAAACAGAGAGGTAGAACCTGTAGCAGCGGTCTTGGCGCTACTGTAGTCAGGTTTGTACATATCGTACACAGTGTTAGCGCCGAAGTTATAACGCTTGACCACGAAGGTCACGTCATCCTTCTTAACACGCTTGAGCGAGATCATATCATCATAGATCTCGAACTTCTCTTCTTGAGAATCGAAAGGTTGTGTCGGAACGTTTTCGGATCCAGTTCTCCACACACCTGCTTTAGCGGTAGCACCGCTGGTGTTGCCTGTGACGGTGGTACCAGCAACGAAGTTCGAGTTCTGACCCGAAGAACCGTTGATACCTGAGAGAAGGACCGAATTAGGGAACACTTTCTCGACCGTTCCATAGACAGTTGCGCCGCCAGGATAAGAAGTACCCTGATAGACGATTTCACCTTCTTGGAAAGTGTTGTTGATTGCATACAATTCTAAGTATGCACGCCACTCTTGAGGGCGACCAATAAAGAAGTACAATCGAGTACGTTGGGTACCAGACTCAGCTGCCGTTTCCTCTGCAGGAGAAGCAGTGTCAGGTTCCGCCAGCGCCTCAACGAACTGCTGTGCATTATGAATTCTAAAGAGATCAGTGATAATTGCAGACATTGGATTTTCGTATACTGAGACTGGATCCGAGGTTATTTATATTTAGTCGGTTTAATTAGAACTTATTTGCGGTCAGGACCACAGATCCCACAGGATAAGTAGGTTCGCTGTCGATGTCATCCAACCACCAAGTTCTAAGTGCGAAGTAATCAGCAGCACTTGCTTGAATGTTAAGCTGCTGGTAATATAATCTGAAACTATTTCCAGCATTAATTTCAGTTTGGACAGTTGCTGGAATAGTAAGAGTTGTGGTGCTCCAATCAATGCCTACATCATTACTGAAGGAGGCGCTAGTGTATTCCCAAACATTGCCAGCTTTAACATAACCAGTTGCTTGGGTCCAGAAGAAGCACTCTAAATCTTGTCCTGGTGTTTCACCACCGTTGGACATATTACCCCTTATATATTCAGTAGTAATAGTGGTGTGATTCTGGAATGTTGCGATCTGATCAGTTGTGCTGAATTCCCACTGAATCCATCTGTCGTTACCAGTACTACCACCGTAGAAAGCATAATATTGAACATCAGAAACAAAGAATCCGTTATAACTCAATCCAGTACCGCCATTTCTAACTGATACGTTGATATCAGTAGGAGTCATAGGCATCTCAGTGAATCGCGAACCTTCCTCCACTGCACTAAGAGGATTCAATCTCTGAACGCCAAGGAATCTATCACTGGTGGCAGAGGTATATGACATTTCCTCTCTTGTATCGGTACCAGGAACACCAACGATGAATCTGCCACCAGAAGCTGGGAATCCTTTCGTGCTGTTCACGAGAACAACATCATCTCCGAATGTGTTATCCAGAACCATAGCTTTGCTAGAAGTTCTGAAGTGGAATTCGGCACCCTGTTGATAACGGAAGTGACCATCTTTATCGCCAGTAGCATATACCTGAGAATTTGTAATTTCAGGATTTTCAAAATCACCAATAGTGAGATTGGGATACAAGTTAGACCAGAATTCGATAGTCATATCACCCATAACATAATTAATCTGTCTGCCAGCAGAATCAGTGTAGTAACCGTTCTGTCCGATAGTGCTATTAGTTTGAGGTTGAATCTCAAACTTCATAGACTCCAGAGAACCAATGCTCGGTCCAAGTGAACCTGTGCTGAAGGAATCAAATCCACGCATATCAGGGTTGTTGTCTGCTCTACGCTCGACAACACCAGACTGATACTGAACCATAGTTTCAGACTTTCTATGTCTGGTGATAGCAACAGAGACTCCCTGCACGCCACCAGTCATTTGAGACTGAAGAAGTTCGGTTTTGTTGTATTGGCAACGCACTTCCTCAGGTGCCAGGTTGATGTAAATCTCAGGTTGAGGATGCATCGTAGGTCCGAGATCCAGAATCTTCTGGATAATCACACGACCGTCATAGTATTTCTTAACTCTCCAGATAGGAGCTCCAGCATTACCAAAGACAATATTCTCGCCAATGGGACACCAAGAGTTAAATCTAGACCATTGTCTCTGATCGCCACCTTTGAAGATAACGTCAAGGAAAGAAGAAATCGGAAGTTCGTTTACCGTCGCATCCATACGCGGTGGTTCAATACCGAACGTCGTGAAGTTTGCAATCTTCAGAGCATTAGGACGGGTAACAAAGTATCCTCTGGTGAACAAGACCTGAGGAGGAACCTTATAACCAGAACCTGTGGAGATCAGTTCTGTATCAACAACTTCTCCTCTAACAACGATTGCAGATGCACGTGCACCACCGCCAGTGGGTGATCCGAGAGGATCGCCATTAGTATCGACCACAGGTTGTGATCTGAAAATCATCACGGGAGGTTCGCGATAGTTTACAGAAGTTTGTGGTTGAAGTTGATCGTCATACAGAGACGAAGAGAAATCATAATGTCCAGGTTCGTCATTCGCACTGGCATTCTTAGGAACAAAACTGCCGCCAAGAAGATCTTCGCCTTTGTTCTTGATATTTGCCTGATGCCATTCTCTATAAGACTCGTAGTAAGCAGAGTTATCACGTTTTGTGAGAACAACGCTGTTCACGCCACCTGCTTTCAGATATTGAATAGCAACAGCATTGGTGCTGGAAACGTTGTCAATGTAGATTCTCTCACCAGGACGGAATGCCGTGGCACTAGGATCTGTATAGGGGTTTCCATCAATATATTCACTACGGAACTCAATAGTCTTTCTGGATGCACTATATGACTTAACTTCACCTTGCCAGACAACAGGAGAACTAATATCATTCTGGTCTTGATACTGAACAACAACGTCTCCAGGTAAAAATTCAACACCTTCTTGTCTAGAAGATGTGAGGGTGTGGAATCTGACCTCAGCATCGATTCTTGCAATTGCTTGTGCACCAGTACCTTCAATTTGTCCAGAGTAAGGACCAACGTTAAGCACAACTTCATACTCATATGATCTGAAGAACGATGCCACATTACCAGAAGTATCGGAATCGTAACCAGATGTCACCAATGCTTCACGTGCTGCACGGACAATACTACGTGTATCTGCTTCACCGTCAATCTGGATCAAATCTCCAGAAGTCAAGTTAGAACTAATTCTATCTTGTCTATTGAATAATTTTTCGCGAAGGGAATCATTAACAGATTCTTCGACACCGATGATTTGCAAATCAATAATAGAAGGACTTGCACCTCTATCTCTAGTAACGCTCAAGGTACCGTTCAACCAGTTCTGTTTCTGTGCAGTAACACCTTCAACGAAGAGGATGTTCTGTTGACCAGGAGTCCAGGACTGCTTGTAAATCCTACCTCTAGCAAACGAATACGGATACTCTCTTGTAGTGCCAGTAACAGGTTCTGTAGAAATCCAGCATTCTGCTCCTTCCAGAGGCAGCAGAATTTGTTGGTCCAGAGTCAGTTTGAAGAACTTCTTGAATGTACCAGGAGGTTCGATATTAAATCCAAGTAGCACACGCTCAGGATCCAAACCATAGAAGTAAAGGATAAAGCAAGCAGATCCTGTTGCAGGAGGTTCTGTAAAGACGATCAGATTATCCTCAACACGATATGCATCGCGGTTAACCTGCATAACACCGTTCAGGAAGATTACAACGTTCTGACTTCTTTCTGCATAGAAAGGAACACCGTTTCTTTCCAATTCAAAAATAGTCTGAGCATCGTTAAACTGTGCTTCGACAGAATCCAGTTTGTAATACTTACCTTGCTTGAATCCAAAGAATTTCTGCTGGATGCCAGGAGCAATCGTGGAAACACTAGCAACGTTTGCAGTCAACAGAGATGCTTCTGATGTAATAGTCTCTCCACCAACAAACTCATTCTTAGACATCTCAACTTGAATTCTGTTGGGGTTCGGGAAGTCCTGAGTAACAGAATTCAGCAGATAGTTGTTGTTATTATATGCTGCTTCGTAGATTGTAGTAGTAACAATATTAAACAGTGTGTTGACAGCAGACTCAACTTGCTGGCAATAAGGATTAGCACTGTCAATAGTAATAGTCAGGTCTCTGGTAGGAGTCAGAGTGCTATGAACCACAGGCCACTTGTAAGGAAGTGTTCTGGCGACATTTGCTTCAAATGTGCTGGGATTCTGAATAGCATTACCAACCAGATCAACCAGGGTGTTGATACCAGATTCTACAGTTGCGCACTCATTCGTTTCAACAGTAATGCTGTTATCAAACACCTGAGTGATTCCGTGGGTACCAACAGGTGTGACAACGTTGTTGCGAATGATATCAGCAGCGAGAGTTTTGACATTTGCAAAGACTTGGAGTGTTTCAGTTACTTGACTTGTGATATGCTCCAGGGCACCATCTCTATCAATATAGAGTTCTGCTGCATCCCAGGTGCGATTGTTTCCGCCATATTTTAGATTCCAAACAATCGCATCTAACATATCCTTAACATCATCGACACAATTCACACTACCGCCAGGAATTGTGAATCCGCTATTTGCTGGATCTGCGAGCATTATTGCAACAGCTTCTTCGGCAAGGAAGTTTCTGTTACTAGTCAGCAGATTTGCGGCGTCAATAAAGACATCATCGACAGCGTTAGTCTTATTATAAACGTCATTGTATTTGCCAACTGCATTAGTTGTTGCACTAACAAATGTATGTACGTATTGTTGTCCAGCAGGAGATGCACCAACATTAACTGTCACGTTGTCACCGCTAACCCCGAGAACCTTTGTAACTGTCTCGAACATAGGGTCAGTGGAACGAGGATACGTATGTATCGTAGCGTTATTATCCTGATCGCAAGTAAAGGAAAGTGAATCATTTTGGAATCCAACCAGATCATTTACTTTCAGATCGTGACCAGGAATGGTCATAACCATAGTGCCATTGCTTGCTGTGTAAGTAATGGCAGTAGGCGTCATATTGAACGTGGTGTCGGTATAACGCTGCTCACCTGTTAAGTTGTCAATACCAAAATGATTGCGAATAGCAAGGATAGACATATCCTTGAAATACTTCATTGCCCACAAAGTTGCTTCTACTTCACCTTCAATGTGCTTCAGATCAGAATCTGTAGCAGCAGGATCGAGAAGATATTCTTTAGCAGCATCATAAGTATTGCTATTACCACCCAACTGAAGGTCTCTAGAGATACTCTTCAGAACAGACTTGAGGTCAGTGATACACTGGTTTCTACCAAGACCAGGATAAGAGAACCCAGCAAACTTGCTGGTATTATCCAAGATACCAACTGCTTCTTCTGCAAGAATAGTGCTGTTATCTGCAAGAGAATCTGCAGCATTCAGGAATCTGTGATCGACAAAATAACGCTTGGCAACAATTTCACCACGTGCGTCAGATGTGCTACCAACAACGAAATCGTTAACAAGGAAGTTAGTTGCATCACCAATTTCTAGTTCTAAGATCTTGCCAACCTGTCTAGGAGCTTCGGTGAACTCAATTCCACCCAAAGCAGCGGGAACTAGATCATATGCAACCCCAGGTTCCTGAACAACACCATCGAGAGAAACAAACAGGTGATCATCCTGAACAATTTCGATTCCAAGATCAAAGTCTGTTGATGTGCCATCAAACTGACTGGTGATGTTATTTGCTTCCAGCATATAACGATCATTATTTGCGTTATCTTGGAACTTAATCGACTTACCATAGAATGTGACGCCAGGGACACTAATTCCAGTCGCAGGATCCACAAAAGGTCCAAGAGGAGCAACAGCAAATGTGATTGTTGATCCGCTAACTGTATATGCAGTGTCAGGATCCTGCAACACACCATCCAAGGTCACCAGCAACTGTTGTGCTTTGTAAGGTGTCAGAGGTTCGTTGATTTCCTTCTTAAACAGGGTAAACGTTCTTGTGCCAGTAGTGGTACCGTCCACTTGAACTTGACCATCAAAAGCAGGTGACAATGCGAGGTCGAATACTTCGATCTCAACGTTGTTTTGCTCACTGTAGTTAAGGGTACCCTTACCTCTTTCTTTACGGAAAGAATCGACCCTAACGTGAGACTGCGTAATCCTGGTGGACTTATGAGAAGTAATAACACCAAGTACGCCAGGTTCGATAATACTAATAACAGCACCGAAACCATTATCCTTAGTTCCAGACTGAGGAGTATCAATGGTATCTGGTTGGGTACCATCAGCAAAGGATTCGATTAAAACTTCACCAAACAGGTTAAAACCTGCGGGGTGAGTAAACTTCTTAACGAAGTCTCTCCAGTCATTAATCGAAACAGTGGATTTAACCACATAAGAATAATCTTGATAGTAAATACCATCTTGAATCTTCTGAGACACAGCAGACAGTTTACTGCGGTCACTCTGGTAAGCACCGATCGATGTACTAGTAGGACCGATAACTGGATCGATCTTAGCAACATAAATTTTCTGGATGTCTGCTGTACTACGTAGAGATTCACCGTAGATAGGATAGATATCCTCAAACTTACCGTCAATATTCTTCAAGCGAAGAATATTCATACCATCAACCCAGAAGTCAACACGACCTCTAGCAATTTCTACACCATATTGGTTCTTCTGAGTAACCAACTCTCCGTTAAGGAATGCTCTGGTTGGGAAGTTCCTGAGGGTCATCACAATAGGAGGATTGACCGCAGGGAGCAGAGTAGGATCGTTATTAAAGTCCTTACCAGAAGAGATAATCTCTAATGTAGCAAGTTTGCCGATTTCTTCACCGTGAGCAAACAGTTGGTTGTCACTCTCGTACAGTCTCAATGTAGTGTTGGGACCATATCCAGAACCACCATCAGTGGGCACAATACGTCCCACAGCGCCCTGGTTGGTCAGTTCAACACGGAACTGAGCATTTGCACCGCCATCAGTGTTCTCAAGCAATACAATCGGTTTAGAGTAATTGAGACCTGTGTCGATCACAGTCACCGACACAATCTTGCCATCTTCGACATTTGGTGTGAAAGATCCTCTAAAACGCTTGTTAAGGAACACACCAGGGAGAAGAGGTGGTATTGTGAAGTTCTTACCACCACTAATAACTTTCACTCTCTTAATAGAACCAACAGCATACAGAGAATCTGTATAATATTGGACGTTAGAGAATCCTTCTTGTTGTGGTGATTCTGGTAACCTATAAGCAAATTCATATTCATAACCATAGAATACAGCGTGCTTGCCAGCAAACGGATCTTCTATCAGTGTAAAGTATGAATTTTCAGCATCAATTTGATCTAAAGCCTCATCATAGTAAATGATAGGAGGAACATCTAAAACAGGAGTTTGTTTCCAGTTAGTTCCATCAATAGGAATACCATAACCCAACTGGAACGAAGTATATGCACCAAGCTCGCCAGGTTTCGCTACCGTCTCATATGCTTGCAGCAAAGGTCTGGTTTTGTATACATTGCTGTAGAATTTAAGATGCTTGTTTAACAGAGATGAGTCACTAGTGTCGAAGATATAGCGATATGTTCTCTGGATATCAAGATGAATGTTTCTAAACCACTCACTGCTACCATCTTTTCTGAAACGGAATCTATATGACACATCTGTAGCAGAAGTAAGCAATGCTTGCTTAGCAGGAACACTTTCGTCAACAAAGACGGTGTTCTGATCCATCTTCAGATCATTGTCATTAGCATAATAAACAATCAATTCCTGAGTGCTAGGATTATAAGAGTCAACATATGCTACATTACTACCTTGGAAAGTAATAGTGCTATCTTTGGTGAATCTATAAGTGTTGGTAAGAAGAACGACATCAATATTATCTAAGTGATCGCCCTCTTCAGTATTATCATATCCTCTAGTAACAGTAAGAACGTTACCAGCAACATTAGTAACTTGTACCAACTCTGGGGGACGTTGCTCTGTTGAAATTTGAAGAACATCTCCTTGAGAGATGCTTGTAGCGTTATCAACAATAAGTTCAGTATCACCTATACCAAAACCTGCAGCATCAACAAAGAAAGCACATCTGTTGCTGTTAACACCACCACCCAGTTGCCCAACAGCACAAGTAATAATGTCTCCGTAGATGTACTCTGCGCCAGGTGACGCGATGACAGCAGACTCAACTCGTCCATCGGCATTTGTAGTAATGTTTAGAGCACCGTGAGTTACCGCTTCACCTGTACCACCGCTACCACTGAAAAATTCGACTGGAACATCGTTGAAAGTTGTGCTAGGAGTAAATCCACTACCAGCACCAATCAAAGTGAGTCTAGAGAGACCAGAGTCGTTAATCTTGGTTGATTTAACGATATCTTGCAGATGAAGAGAATGGTAGTATTTCGTTTGGACAAAATACCTCTGAGTTGCAATACTAGCGTCAGGTTCAACTGTGACGATAACATCATCGCCAACTGCAAGACCGTGAACCTTATCTCTGGTTTTAAGGACTGCGATGTTATCTTCAATGTCTAGCAGTTTAAATCCTTTAGACAAAGACTTAACATTAACAATAATTGCAGATGTTGCGCCTAAAGCAATACCATCGCCAACATTGAAGTATCCGATCTCTGTATAAGAAGATCTAGGGATAGTAATGGTTGTAACGCCATCAGTGTCTAATGTTGTCAGTTCTTGTGGGTTTGCAGGTTGTAATTCAACAATAACAGTGTTTTTGTCAAAAACATTGCGCAGAACTCTACCAATAGCGACTTCGTGCGCAACACCACTAGATTGGACTTGTAAAACGACTTCATCTCCAACATTGGCAACAACAGTGCCATTGAACGTCAGATTGTAAATTTCAGTATCGGAATTTACATTATCGGTTAAATTAAACGTTCCTGTAACATTTTTTACGACAAACTGGTCATTTTCTTCAATTTGACCAATAACTTGTGCAGTAGCGTTAGTATTCTCCTGAGTTATTGTTGTTTCGTGATTTAAGTACAGTTTTGCGTCTGTAGTGAAATAATTGTTCTTAGGAGAGTTGCAAGACAGCGATTCTACAATTTGACCTTGAATTTGATCAACAGCAGCAAAAAGACCGTCTCCACTATCATTAGTAGAGTTATCGACGTAAATAACGTCTTCATTAGTATAATTGACCGAAGAACTGTGAACTTCGATGTTAGTGACTGGTCCGTAGTTGACACCACTAACTCTAGACGTTAATAGTTCGCCAGAATTCTCTGAAGCGTTAACACGGCGTCTACGAACACCGTTAGTTGGCAAATCGTGCTGTCTAGACTTATATTTCCAGTTTTCTTCTACAGGAACGTTATAGAACGCTTCACCAACTGAATATGGGAAGACGGGAGTCTCATTTGAGTCTGTAGTTAAGAAATATGCATATACTCCGTTTGGAAACTCTGGAGTAGTGCAAAAACGACCATTATTAGGATCCAGGTCTCCAAGACGCTCTTCATATTCGTAATCGTTTACAAAACGACCTAAAGAGTAAGTTACTTCGCTAGGAGCGTCGGTTCCCCGAGTAGTTTTAAGTTTCCACGAAGATTGGAGACGTTTGATGACAGGATTTGCTGCATCGATGTCTTGATAAGGATTATCGTAACCAAATGAACCATAAATCGGATTTCCGTCATATGCCCATCCTAAAATCGGAGAGTGAGACTTATTAGTAAGAGGGTTACCCTGACTATCGACGTTATCGGATCTTTGGATCTTCAGAGAGGTTGGAGCAATGATATGTCCGTATGCATTACCGTAAGTTTGGTCTTGAGATGCATAAACGATACCACCAGCATTACCGTTGTCTACAACATTAGAAAAATAGGAATTGTAGTGCCAATTTGTTAAAACTGCTTCTGCAGTCGCTCCTCTGTTCCTAGCAGCAAGTGTAACAGTGGTTGTTTCTGGTTGATAGTCAAATCCACCAGATAACTTAGTAAATCCTGTAATAGTGCCTGTAGTAGTGTCAATTTGACAAGTAAACAATGCACCCTTACCTCTACCACTAGAATCGTAGATAAAGACGTTAGGAGCTTCTGTATAATCTTGACCAGCGTCAACAATCTGTGCTAACTCGTTAACAGCGAGTGTAATATCGTCAACTTGACCCTGAGAAATCTGAACATTAAATTCACCACCAGATCCTGAGGTAAATGTTACGGAAGGAGCTTCTGTATACCCAGATCCAGTATTTGTAATGTCAACTTTAACAACTTCACCTAAACCATTGATTTCTGCAGTAGCAGATGCACTACCTTCTACAATTACCTTAGGAGCTGCTGTATATCCTCTACCACTATTGGTAATGTTGATAGATGCAACTGCACCAAAAGCAATACTCTCAGGAGACCTGTGATTTAGAAGAGGAACGCCATTAACAAGAACACCAACTTCTGCTGCTGTAGATGTCTGCTTGGTTGACGCATTAATAGGAGTTCTAGGCAGAATCTTGAGGTGTTCTTGATCCTGAGGAACTTTAGTGTTATCAAAAGGTCCAATTGGATACGATGGGAATCCAGAAGACGCAATATAGTAATTATTCTCGTCTCGATAGATTGCAGTCACGTTTGACAGCAATTTATCCTTAATGCTGCTAGATCCAATGTTTGTAGGATCAGATGCAGAGAGTTTAGTAAAATCTTCATTGACAACCCACTCATTAGTCTTTGGATCGTCGTCGAAAAATCCAGAAGAGGAAAATTCGACCATATTGTCGAGATTAACATAAGGAATGCCACCATCTTCGACATCAAAATAGTTTTCCGACTGTTCGTCGTAATCTAAACCAAAAGAACTGTCTTTTTCGATTCCCTGACTTGTAAGACCAGAAATAAGACCATAGATTCTCAGTTTAACTTCACGTTGAATGCCAAATTCATCTTGGTAGAAACCAGAGAGGTTGTTTTTAGTAAAACAACGCACATTCTTCTTATGAGAGAACTTTCTCTTGGCCGCGGCGTCAATATTGACAGAATCACGCTCGGAGATGATGAATTGAGTTGCAGTCTTCGTGCTATAAGTGATTTCTTCCTCATTGATGACAACACGACCGTCTCTCTCGGGAAAACCGATAGTAGAGAACACATCGATGCGATCTCCAACCCCAGCATTCTCCGAAAGATCGTTCATTAGGAAAGAACGACGTGCAATCGCAAATCTACCTGCCTTAGAACCAGGAGAAACCGTTAATGTGTAAAGACGACTGCCTTGATAAGGTTCACCGACGATATTATCAATAATTGCGGTCGATGTAGTCAGTTCGGGGTTGTAGGGATCGGGTGTTTGTCTAATTTCGTTACCAACGATCTCCCTGATGTCTCCAGAGATGACTTCGACCAGTAAAAGTTCTTTACTGTTCCATCCAGACTCGGATGCCTTGAAGACATTCTCTTTTGGATAGAAAATGTCTGGTTTAACACTAAAAAGAATCTGGAAAATGAATTCCAGAGATTGTGGCGTACCCTTGACTTGGTAAAAGTCCTTAATACGCTTAACAAGTAAGTTTTTGTTACTTTGATCTCTCAGATACTGATATGGGAAACCAGAAGTGTACTGTTCCTCATATTGTTTGATCAAAGCTGCCAAAAGCAGGTTGCTCAGATTGCTAACTTCAGCAAATTGCTTGTGAACCTGAACATTACTCTCAACAAAAGTAATATCGTTATATAAATCACCAATCTTTGTCTTTGCGCTATATCCTCTAACGCAATTTACGAACATTGTCGGAGTTTTACTCTCATACAGGAAAATTTCCTGATCGATCATTATAAGACCGTTCTTATCAGGGAATCCATCTGTCGAATCTACAGAGATATGGATTTTGTCACTGCTAAGAGGTAAATCCGTCTGTAAACTGCAAGTCTTAACTAAGACTTCAGGTGAGAAAGTATCTACATCGAGAAACTTCTCAAAATTGTTGATGATATCCTGCGGACCTTCACTAATCGAGATCGCTTCATAATATTTCGACAGGAAGTTTGTAACGAGGGGGTAATCCTCGACAATAAAATCTGGTAACTGATTATCAATCAGTGCTGCGAGACTAGGACCTGCCATTTATTAGATTAACGATTCTTTTTTGATAAGGAAGACGCTGCTTGTTAAGTCGAGACTTAAGTAAGCTTCACGCAGTGCATTAATGTCTTTGTTTTTGGGCAATACACGGAGTTCAATCCTGTCATCATCATAAGTTCCCTTGATTATATTTAACCGATTCAGCATAACCTCTCCACGGAGGTAATCAACGGTACCGACTTGTGAATTCAAGACAAAACGGTCTTTTGTAGTCGGGTCGATCTTATAAAGATAGATATTTCCTACCTGATCGTCAGCAAGGTATACAATGTCACTAGGAAAGTCTGCTAAAACGAATCCTGTGCTCTGAATAGCGGGTTCTGAACACCCGCTCTTGATAATATTCTGATAACAAATTTCATATTGTGTTACCGTGTTAAGAACAGGGATAAAATCTTTTCTTAACTTAATAGAAGTCTCATTAGATGTAATCGAATCATCGGTAGCATCAATGATACCGACGACACGACTATATTTAAATCTACCGTTGAATTTCTCTAGATCAGATGTGGATCTATAAGAAGAAAGAGATTGAATAACCTCTGCTTTCAACTGCGAATCGTTAAGAGTCGTCTTAGACTGGTTGAAGTATACAATTGAGTCTAATTCAACATAAGTGATAGAAGGATCAACGATCTCTGGTGTCACAGACACCACAGCATACTTCTTAAGTTCTGTTGATATTAAATTTTTTGTGTATTGCGACAGTTTTGACGCAAAACTGGGTTTGATTACAATCTTGACCTTTCCGTACTCGGGAGGGTCAGCTTCTTCTCCACCAAAGCAAACAATGTCAGCAATCGCAGGGTATATATTACGGATAATGGATTCGTAGTCATCTGCGGTAACTGCTCGATTTTGCGAATTGAAAAATTTCGGAGCGTTTCTTTTAATACTGTCGATTGACTCAAGTTCTTCGCCTCCAGACGCCGCTGTAATAGTTGTTAAATTGATCTCAGGTGCATAATTGAAGTTACCTACAGCATCTTCCAGTACAGCGGCATATGTGAACACTCTGGCGGCATTAGCATCCGCACCAGCAGTCACGATGTAAGAGATTTCGATGTAATTATTGGTTTGGAGTTTCTTTCCTAATACCCCGTCACCAAAAATAATTTCATATCTCTCATCTTCGCCTTCTTGTAAGTAGAAGATTGCAGAATCGCCATTAAAACCAATGATGTTGTCTGCTAATCTATACTCAGTAACATTCGTATTATCTAATGTTTCCCTAACCGTTACCTTAATGGTACTAGTATCAATATTAGAGTTCCTCAGAACAAAACGTTGAGGAATTGAAGCATTATAGGTAAAATTCTCTTGAACGTAATTACCCTCTTTGATTTCAACATCTTGGAACATTGCAAGATAGTTGGAATCTAATCCAGCGACATAATCCTTGGGTGTAATGAAGGAATATGTGACTCCATTGATTCGGGTTAGAAACTGCGACCCTCGTGGTAACTTAACAGTCTCTGGAATATTCTGTTCAGCAGAAAAATTAGCAGTAATCTGAATTACTGCAGTCGGTGCTACTGTTGACTTCGGAACGTAACCAATTTGCTTCGCCAGAGACACCACATTGTCCCTGAGAGTGGCGGAAGTAAGGAATGCTTCATTGACTACCATATTGGCGTTAAACGCCGTGTAGTAGGTGTTATAAGCAAGAACATCCAACAGGGTCGATAATGTCGAACCTTCAAAGTCGTAATCAGTAAAGTCGCTATTAGACCTCAGGTACTCTTTGAGCGCCTGCTTTACCTGATCAAAATCTAAGTTTGCAACCTGAATGTAAGACATTATCGTGTTCTTTCTAAGAAGAATTCTACTTCGCGTACTTGAACGTCAGTTTCGACACCAACAATCTCGAATGAGATAGCAACATCAAAACCATTGTTATCGTAATTAGCATCTACATCAGCACGAAGCAGATTGACTCTGGGTTCGTACTTTCTAATTACGTATGTAATCTCTTCTTGAATTAAAGAAGCAGTAGCGGCATCTAGAGGTTCAAACAGAAGTTCGGCAATGTTGCTACCGAGATCTGGTTTAAAGAACCTCTCCCCCTTACGGGTCATAATAATATTGTACAACGCCCTTTTGACTGCGGCTTCACCCGTAGTCACCAGAACATCTTCTGTGATGGGATTGAGACCCATCGAGATGGATAGGTCTTTAAATTTGACCTCTCTTGGCATTGTAGATTAGGGTTCTTTACTATGTATATCAGTTCTCGAACCTTTCTGTATAGTCAGGTTGGGGAACTTGTCTTTTCTTACTTGCCTTGTTTAATAATGCATCAGCACGGGTGTCAGTGATGAGCACCATACCCTTTTTTACAAATTCATCGCCATAATCTACGGGTGTCTTTCTAGGAATGGACATCAAACGTCTCCTAATGGTTTGCAGGAGAACTTTTTACGGGGTTCTATCCCGACTTAATATTTAGGACCATAAAAAAAGGGCGCATCAGCGCCCAGTCCAGTGATTGTTAGGTCTTTCCCACCAAAAATGGAGATCTTCGACCTCATCATCGTAAACATTACCGACGATATCGCTCTGAAACTTACTATGAACGTTTTCGTACATAGTTAGAGTGGTAAATTCGCACTCTGGAGCGATATTTTTAAGAACATTAGTGATCCAGGTGTAATTTCCACCTCTAATAACGCCAGCTTCGATCAAAACGAAGCGTTTCCACATCCATCTCCAGTCTACAAGGTTCTGAGCGAAGGTAACTTCGTACTCATACTTGTCTTCATCGGGAAATGGGACGTTAACGGACTCGATATGGTACATTTCGCCGTCTTTTGACAACCAATGCGCCAACAATTGTGTAACAATAGCGGAATAATCAGGAGATACGCACAAAAAGCACGTATCTTTAGGGTCCCAATCATATTCCATCATCTGAATTCTGTAAGTTAGTGCTTCAATGAGCGCCAACTCTGTGTCACGGGAGACATACAGAAGCTTCTTCATCGATATTGTAAGTCGGAGGGTGGAATGTACAGTATTCGTTGAACGTGATCTTCATTTCTTTGTTAGTAAGACCACAGTGGACCGCTGCTTTGGGCAAATTCCACTTAGCAGTGAACAGCATCTCCATAGATTTGCGGGTCTCGGGTCTCATTTACCCTGACCACGGTACGCTTTCTTAGCGCCATTGCGTGAAGATGCAGCAAGTTTAGTATTAGAAGACTTACCCTGGCGAGTTTTCTTGGGGCGAGCGGGCGTGTAGCCCATAGATTTTCCGTAAAGTGCCATTTAATTAGAACAAAGTGTTTCAGCGTTGTCTCCAGGTGCGGAGTTTGGTCCGTCGCTAGGTCCATCTTTACCTTGACCTCCACCAATAGATGGGATACCAAGGATAGGAAATGCACCTGCTAGGAGACCAGCTGCTGCAGCAGCGGCAGCAAGAGCAGCGATTGCGCTACCTCCACTGCATAATAGCACATTAGGTGCACCTACGGCAATACTTGATCCGCAACCAACTGAGTCTGCAATCTTTCCAATAGGTTTTCTAGCAGCACAGTACTTAGGTGCTAGTGCAGCAAGGATAGCATCTGTCTCTACATCACCTGTTTTACTGCTAGGAACAGGAATTCCAGGAACTCCTACCCCTCCCATCACTGTTGCACAGGATGCAACAACAGCACCAGGGTGACACGCAGGGTTTTTACCACACGGTTTACAGTGAATAACACGAACATCCCCTGTAGAAAGAGGAAATTGCTTGGTCACCATCACGTTTGTGATCTGTGCAACCGCAAAATTAGCTGGTGGCCAGCAACCGTGACCAGTACATACACCAGATTGTAGTGCTAATGCCGCCATTTAGACAAATTCGTGTTGGAAAGTATGGTCGTTGCGCAAATGTTGGGCGATTTCGGTCTCTTTTTTGCCCCTAACCGTATTTAGAAGCGTAACAGAACCGTCACCATTGTGCCTTACACCATCATAATGCGCAATTTCACGGGATTTTTTGTATACATACGCGCTTCCACCAGATTTTCCGACAAAAAGACGCGCTCTTGCGGTAGCATTGACCACGGAGGGCGCGGTAAACACCAAATCTGCGGCGCTAAACGTCAAATCTGACGGTTGTATGAGGAGGAATGCACGCTTTGTGTTGATTTCATACGTTCCAGCGGGTATTGCTTGAGACATTGTGATCTCATTTGCAAGAATATCGATCGATGCCACGGAAATTGTAGGGTCATCAAACCCTTCGACAAGCATTCCAGCAGTAACATCCTCTAATTCAAAGAGAGGATCCGAGAATTCAACAGAATCGACGCTTACTGTAACACTTCCATCCGCAGTAACAGTCATTGCAACACCAGGGACAACACGCAATATCTCATTTTGTGTCATCGTGCCGCTACTAGAGGTAACTCTCAACCCTAGGAACAACTTATCGTAGTCATCCATATCAACATTGAATACAAATTGACTACCTGCATTAAGATCTCCTACACCATAGATCTCGGGGTCTGGTGGAGAAACAGTGACAATAGGTTCTTGTACATAACCAGAACCAGGGTTGACGATATTGTAACCAGAGATTCTACCGTTACTAACATTTGCTGTCACAACAGGAAGCGATCCGCCTTCTAGATCTGGTTCGTTGAAGGTTATTGTAGGTTCATTCATATAACCATTACCGATATTGATCGGTTCCATTTCTTGAATACCACGCCCTTGGATATCATAATTGTTGAACTCCATATAACCATAAGAAGGAAGTTCCTTGGCATCGTAATCAAATACGACAAACTCATCGTTACTAGGATTAATGAAGTCCTTAATCTGCGCAACCTTAACAGTACCGTCACCACCTTGACGTTCAACAACATCTTCTAGGTTATCTCTATGGGTACTCCAGTTCGCTTCAATAGTATTAGATGTATTGAATACCTTCGTAAGGAGTTGACCAAATCCAGGGTTAGCAAGTTGTTGCTGTGATGTAGTTTCCTCACCAGTTTCAGGATCAGTTGTGGTAACATCTCCCATATAATACTGACGAGTACAGATCCATTTACCAACAATAGTGTAGTTTAGAATTTTCTCGCCGTTCTTATGTGGGTCATAACTAAAGACAGACCACTTAAGTTTTTCTCCTGGTGGCGGAACAGAACGGAATGAGTGTGTACACCACTCTTGCTGAATCTCGATATACACATTAGAAGGCAAATACGTTGCAGTATCGCTCATCAGCTGATCTGTAAAGTCATTAGCAGCAATAGCATAATCAATAGCACCTGCAACTTCACAGAATGTAGTACGCATCTTCTTGTACATATCAGAAGATTCTCTATACTCAGGTTCTATTTTTTTATCAGTAATCTCTTCAGTAGACTTAGAAGTATCGATAATAGTTGAATAGTTTTCCTGTACATTAGCAGGAGCACTAATCGCACTAGTTAATTTCTCCATATTTTCAGGACTGCCGAATGTAAAATCGCACAGAAGATCATCAAAGTATTCTTTAGTCGCCGCTTTGATTTGATTCTCTAAATTAATGTTAGTTTTATTTGTAAAGGGTATAGGATCACCCGTCTGCTGTTTATCTAAAGTTTGTTCTCTTCCAAGTATAGGTTCCGCTTTATAGACACCAGTTTCTACAGCATTGGGTCTTGTAGATTCTCTACTACAAGTAAACTCTTTTTGACCCCACACCTCACTATGCGCTTGAGGTACAAGTCCCAAGAAGTCAGACATCTCACAATTGCTTCCTGGTGAATTAGGACCAAACATTTCATCCCAACCAACAGTTTGGTCAGGATACTCCGCAATATCTCCACAAATGTCTACTAAGGTATCACATTTCGGTGCTAACCACTTTGTATAACAAACCTCTTTAGGATAAGCATAGAACCCGCTTAGCGTTGCTCTGATAACAGGTTGTGCTCCTTGGTTAATCGCAGGTAACTGAGTAACAGGATCAATACCATAGGAAAGGGTTTCGTCAGTATCTTGCCACCCTGCAATACATTCGGCGGTCGCGTTACTGGAGGACCCTGTTACATTATACCCAGGAAAGTTACCACTTGCACTTCCTTCTACAAATTCAATAATATGCAAGGCACCGTTCTCACGAAAGCGATGCCAATCTTTGACAATCGCAGTAGCACCATTAGTTGCTGTAACAGTCTCCCCTGGTTTGAAGTTTGCTGATGGGTCACGCACGGAAATTCGCTCCGTGAAACTATCGCACAACCACATCGAAAAGTATTGCTCGTCACCAGAAACTTCAATACTTACTGGGACGTATGTACAACGATCAGATTCATCATCACCACTAACAGGTGTTAACGTAAAATAATACTCGAAATATTCCTCATCCTCACTAGTGCCTAACCTAGGTACTTGATCAGTGCCACCACCTCTCCCACCACCTACAGAAGACCCCATAGGACTTCCATATGGTGATGAGATAACTAGACCTCCCTCAGGAGTGCTGGCGGAACCATCAAAGTGATTGGACATTTAGAAACCTAACTCTTGTTTTAACTCCATCGCTAGTAAACGACTCTCAACATCATCAAGATAATGTGCTAATGTCTCGTGCTTGGTCTTCCCAGGTCGGCGGTACATAATCTTTTGCTGTGCCATAGCATCAGGTACTTGCGCTATAAGCTTCTCTAAGGCACCTACACGCTCCTCTAAGACCTTGATATACTCTCTTAGTAGTCTAGGGTCCTCGGAGACCTCAGGCAACCGCATTGGGGTTGATTTTGACGACTCTTGCATTTGGTTTCAATTCTTGGATTTTAATCAGATTTTTCTCTGCGGTCGCCAAGGTCCTGAAATGATGTGCAGACTCAGGATCGGCATTCCACGAAGAATCCTCTTTCCAGTATATCATACCCTTCACAAAGTTTCCACTGTGGGGCGCTGCGATAGTCCAGTATTCTTTACGTGCCATATCAAAATTCCTTAAAGGGCGTTTTTATACAGAAAAAAATTTTTCATTCCTTCAATATTTAGATGTCGAATTCGGGTCGTTATAGATTGCGCTTGGCGAATTCTCTATACAAACGCCCCCCCTTAATTAACAGTCAGAGGGGACGTGAGTTAGTGTTACTTAGTGGCGCACGCTGACTGTAAACCAGCGGTGCACAGTTTCTGCATTTTAGCGTCCTGCATCTCAGAGACTGAGGTGATCGCTTGGGTACCGATCAGAGTACCGAAGAAGACGGTCAGGGCGAGGAGGGCGATTCGCATTGGTTGGTTGCTGTTGCTGTAATTATAGCGGATCGGGGTCAGTCCCGATCGCTGATGTTCCAGACTCCCCACTGTCCACCGTCATCGATCAGGTCGTTCGCAGCACGGCGGCAGGCACGGGCGCGGCGGTCAGACTCGATGCACTCCATCGCGATGGACTTCAGGAAGGGGTTGGATGCATAGATGCCATCCTCATCGAACAGGGATTGTGCCATAGGGAAATCAGAGGGTCGTGCCATTGGTTTGT